TTTTTTTTTTAATGATACGGCGACCACCGAGATCTACACTCTTTCCCTACACGACGCTCTTCCGATCTTCTGACCCTGTGACAGACCTTCATCTTTAGCCAGACGATCAAGAGCATTCACTAATGCAACGCGGCTCTTTGACGGTTCGTCCCCGAGAAGTTGCTCAAAACTTCCGCTCTCGCTAGTGAGTACAGACGCAACCTGTGGTGAATTTAGGCGACCTGTCTCTTGTTCAACTTTGATCAACTCAGCAACTAATTGACTAGCGTTTAATCCAGCAAAATCAAGAAGCTTGTTGATATCTTCGAGATCATCACGTCCACGAGCCAAACTAACAAGACCTGCTCCAAACCCAGTTGGATCAACAGAGCCTCCTCCTCCTCTTCCTGCCGAAGCGGCCCCTTCGAGACGAATAGTCTCTTCCAGTTCTACATTCAATTCACGGGCACGATCAGCGATAGCCACAAATTCTGAACCAGAATCACGAAGAACAGACGTGAACTCTTCTGTCTGACGTTTTGCCCTCTCGGTATTGGCGGAGTACAGAGCAGAACCCGCACTCCATGCGGCAGAAACGATAATTGCCGCCGCAAGGGCACCTGTGAGCCCACGGGCAGCAGTTCTTAGACCACTTGTCGCGGTTGAGGCTCCCGCTGCAGATCCTCCAAGTTTGCTGAACTCAGTAGTGATACCGGTAGTTGCACTACGTGCAGAAAGGAGGCCCTTACCCAAAGCTATAGCCGAACGAGAGCCAAGAGCCATGGCGACACTGAGAGCCAGAAGTTCAGGAGGGAAGACTCCAACAATACTGGAAATCCCGGCAATCGCGGGGCCGAGACCTTTGTCAAGGATGTCGGCGAAAGTACTAGCAACAGCGATGAGATCTTGAAGGATGTCGCCAAGTCCACCTTGCAACAATTCCTGACCAAGCAGTTCGAGTTCGACCTTGAGCTGATTGAAGCTAACAGTCAGAGTTTCGGATATCTTTCCAAAACGTTCCGTAGCTGCGCCCGCATTGTCTTGCTGGGCTGCTAAAGCCGTGAAGACCGCAGTGTTGTTCTGAAGCAAAGTAGCAAGGGTGTTACCTTCACGACGACTACCTACACTGGAAATGATCTGACGCTGTTGTGCCTCGGATAGTCCTTCAAAGCCCTCAATCAGCTGAAAGAGGACATCTTTAGTGTTGCCCGAGAAGATGTCTTCAAGGTTCAGACCAATTTCAGGGACGTTAATGGCCAGGTCGGCAAGCTCTTCGTCAAGTCCGTCACCGAAGGTAGAAACAATACGACCAAACTGCTCGGCAAGTACAGCACCACCGAGACCAGAAGCCTGGAGCAAAGCACCACCGATAGCCGCGACTTCCTCAATGAGGAACCCAGCTGTCTCGGAAACAGGTGCTATACGGCCAACGAAATCAGCAAGCTCTTCAGCAGCAACACCAGAAACGTCTGCCACCGACACCAAGTCGTCAGACAGATTCTTCAGCAATACGTTGACATCTGGAGCTTCATTTGCAAAGGTACGAACAGCACCTACCAGATCATTGAAGGCTTCTTCAGGATTCAGACCAGTAATGACGCTGAACTCTGAAGTTATCTTTGTGGCCTCTTGAGCCAGTCGACGGAAGTTGTCGTCAGAACCATCGAACGAAGCGAACAAACCGACAAATGAACTACCGAGAGCCAGCACCTGATCAGCGGCAACGCCCGTATCAAGAGCAATTCCAGCAGTGGCTTCGCGGAAAGAGTTAAGCTCTTCAGTGGCGACAGCAGCACGATTTGCTTCATCCGGGATCTGGCCGAAAGATTTGATCAGGTCATCGAAGACATTTAGACTACCAAGGTTCTCAAATTGTGAAGTGAGACGAACATTGATCTGTTCCAGTTCTTCGGCTTCCTGGACGATCGACCGAATGCCAGCAGCAGCACCGAACAACAAAGCAGAAGGGATAGCAAAACGAAGCGTTTGTCTGAAGCCGCCTCCCAAGAACTCGCCTGGACGTTGACCAACAGCACCAGCAGCACCCGACTGCGAAGCACGAGATATGGCAGCACGAGCCTCTGCTCCACGGAGGCCAGCAAGACGAGCCTCTTGTCGAGTCAGACGTCGAAGAACCTCAGCTTCCTGCTGCTCGGCAACGATACGCTGAGCCTTGGCGCGTAGTGCGCTCTCTGAAGCAACACGCTCACGAGCTGTATCTCCACGAAGAGATTCCGCAGCCTGAAATTCACGAAGCGCGCGAGTCTCGGTTGCTCGTACAGCATTGTTTTCGGCGCCGATGTGCCTCTCAATAGAACGAGACAGGAGGATCTGTTCAGATTTAGTCAGATTGTACTGCTGTGCCAATGCTATTTCAGCTTGACGAAGTGCTTCCTGACCAGCCCTACGTGCCCCAATCGAAGATGCGCCACCAGCCCTGGCCTGACTAGTGATGTCCTGTTGGAAACCACCGAGCAGAGGAGCTGAGACCCCCGCCAAAGGACCAATGTCTCCCAGGCCAGCACTGGCAGCAGGAGAAATACCGCCAGGCTTAATAGGACGAGAGGCAATAGTCTGGATCTCGGCAAGCAAAGTCTTGGCCGTGCCTGCAAACCCGCGCAGAGAAGTTTGCATTCCCGTAGTATCAGCTGTGAACTGAAGTACAAACTGTTGTGTGCCTGCTACCATTTCTTTTCCCTCCTCATCCTCTCTAAATCATCGGGATCTATGACCATTTGTTCAAGCTAGAGCTGCTGTCTCACTCCCTCTTTAGCCAAAACATTCGAATCCATAGACTCGTCATCTGAGCTTCCGCCACTCTCCTTGTCGCGGATCATCTCAACTTCTTCAAACCAGATCTCTAGCTCGTCGGGGAAAGGCCACATCCAACGTGGAGGCATCTCTTTCTTAGACAGGTTCCGTTGCCAACTGATTACCGTGTTAGCGTGTTCAATCGCAAAGGCAAGATCCCAATGGATATCTTCCACTGAATCTATTCCAGCAGGGAAAAGCATGGCCCCATGGCCAGTGTCGCGAGCAGCCCTAGCCATGCTAAGGAAAGAGGCGCTACCCGCTAGGATTTTACATCTGTGACGCTAAGGGTGATGCGGTCAAGGGCCTGGCGGAAGATCCGTTGAGCTTCAATTGGTGACGACATAGCATCGTCTTCATCCTCGAAGACCCGATCCTTGTTCTTGTCCACGATGCCATAAATCTGACGCCACAGATTGAATACACGCATCCACTCCCCGTTGCATTGCTGTTCCAAGAGGATCTTGAAGACCAATTTTCGTTGCTCTTCTTCGGGCTTAGCTTCAACTTCAGCTGCACGATTCGTACGACGCGACTTCATCTTGTCTTCTAGAATGTCATCGAAACGCTTCAGCTCGGCCCAGATCCTTTTCGACTCTGGATCACGTTCCTCTTCGGTATTTTCGGTCCAGTCCCTCTTCATCTTGGGAGTCCACGCATCAATCAACGACTGGTAGTAGTTGTCTTTCGCCCATTCGTCTTCTTCCGAGAGCTCTTGTTGCATCTTGTCGGTGTCGTTATTGCTTTCGACTCTGGCAACAAACATTGACAGATCTTCGATTTCGTCGACGGCCGATTCCATGATTGAATAATCGGGATCATCAGGACGAAAAACAAGACGACGCATATGAATCTGAGCCGCTGACGCCCTACGTGCAGCAGACTCCTGCTGGAGAGGGTTCATCTTCCGTGCATAGAAGACAATCGGGTCCTGGTCGACCATGACGGCATTACCGTCGTCATCCAAAACCGGACTACCCTCTTCGTCCAGTTCGGGTTCTGCGGGTCTAGGGATCTCAACAAGGGCTTCCTTGATGTAGAGATCCTGCAATAGAGCACGTGCGAAACTCATTCTTCTTTCTCCTCTTTGCCTGTACTGCTTTGTATGACACTACCTTACCATATCGCCTCATGCCTTAGAGGGCGATCCAGAGAGGGACCCAAAGGCCCCTCTCCTATCAGAACTTACTATCGGCTACCCTGGTAAATCTTCAGAGAGCCCGAATCCGAAGTGAAGTTGAATGTTGTCTCCAACTTCGTCTGGATCCGACCTGAGATTGAAGGAACGGTGAAACGGGCATCCGAGATGTAGAAGGTCTTCACAACGGAACCGGTATCCGGATCGCTCAAGCGAACCTCTACTGGGAGAGGGTCTGTGGTTAGAGCGCCCGCAGTTACGTTGGTGGCAACACCAGCGATGTTTGCGATACGTGTGAACAGCTCAGCAGCATCAAGTGGCTTAAGACCAAGAGAGCCCGTTACTTCAGGGACATCGAAGTCGGTAGACACAAGCTTGCTGTTGCCGAATTCCTCATCGTTTTCCAAAGTCACTGACCATGTGGTCTCGAAACTCTGAACGCCTGTCCAGCGAACCAAGAGCTGAGTAGCGGCACCGTCGCCGACATACACGTCAATGTCCTTACCACGAATGGCACAAGGCTGCACAGTGGCATCCTTGTGGACTGAAGAAGGATATGTCGTAGGGGTAGTCGAACCGTAAACCACGTGGATCTGATCGTAGGTGCCCGACTCGTCAGCCAACAGAGTGAAACCTGTGGAAGTGTTGGTGTAGTCGGTACCAAGGAAGAGACGCTTGAATAGGTTCGTAGCACCGCTCTTCAACGTAATGTTGTAAGCGAAGAACGTATCGCCAGCCTCGCTGTAGGTGATCGTAGGTAGAGTCGAGAACGTGTAAGTCGTCGCGCCGATGTGGGCGTGAGTTTCCTTATACGGAGTTCCCGGAACGTAGTAGATCGAATCGCCGCGCAACGTGAATTGCTGCGTAGCGTTCTGACGCAGGCCGAACCTGTAGCTCGCACGCTCAAGAGTGAGGTGCGGAACGATGATGCCGTTAACAATGTCGAACTGATTGGTCGCAGACTTGAACGGCGAGAGAACATCGATGGGCTGAGAATCCGAAAGATCGAACTCCTGACCGTCGAGAGTCAATTCCGGATCCAAGTTAGTTAGCAGAGCTTCCACCTCGGTTGAGGTAGAGAGAGACTCCATGTCGAAACTCAGGTCGGGGATGTCACGAATCGTACATACAGACTCGAAGTTACCAAGCTCGAATACCTTCTCTTCGGGGACGTTGACGTTGCCCGGACCAGCAGACTGGATACGGTTGATGACATAACCATTCACGTCGTGAAGGATTTGCCCTGCCTTAATGGCCATTATTGCCTCCTGTTAGGAATACTTCAAATAAAGCCCGTTTCTGCCCGAACGTGTATTATCGGGTACGTCACAAACTTCAAGATCTACGTATCAGGACTATCGGTCAACACGCCTGGTTCTTTTAGCGTTACAGAGCTAACGAAGACCTGTATCGAGCCGCGACAATTTTCATCGAAGCTAGCTCACTCTTGAGTTTCGCCGATGAGGTGGCAGCTGCTTCAGGCGAAACACCGATCGTAGCAATCGGACCCGTATCCTGAGTAGCCGCCTCTTCGAACCATTCCGTCATAATCACAGACCAACCACGCCCCAACTCACGAGTAAGGGCAAATACACCAGCATCAAGATACGCCGTACCCTTGATACCTTTAGTGCGACGGCCACGAAATGATCTCCCTGCAAAGGATCCGGCTCCTGGGATGAACTGGTCAAGACCACGACGTGCCGGATTGGGGGCACCACCGCGTGCGTAATTGACTGACTGTCCGTCATTGTCGGCAGGAGAAAGATTAGAGCCACCAAATCCAAACCAAAGACCGGCAGGCATAGAGAAACCAGCTGACGGACCGAAGCCTTGCAAACTCATCGAGAATGCGGTCTGACCAAAGAACTGGATACTGTGATTCTTGTGTAAAGGAGTGCCAGCACCACGCGGCCCAGCTCCGAAAGCCAACCGATACCATTGGGCCGCATTACGATCCAACCATGCCTTGTTGATGAAGCTCACGCCGTCCCAACGAGCATCAAACATCTGAGGACTGGCTAAAGCACGAAGTAATTTTCCATTGGCAAAACGATCCTTGCGTCTAACCGAAGCACCAATAGACTCTCTAGCCTTGCGAACCCCGACCTCTCCATCATCACGAATGAATCCAACCTCGAACGAGGCAGCAGTCTTACGTCTCTTGGCCCTAGTGCGATTGTATGACCGTACGGTCGCCTCTACTGCTCGCTCACCAGCTAATTGATGGATCCTAGTAACGCGACCATCACGGTTACGAGCTGACCTATCTGACATGGCAATAGCAAACAGCTGCATCTCTTCAGCTAGTTCGCTGGTAATCTTTTCAGTTGCCTGGTTGATGATGTCCCTAGCAAACAACGTGCTAGAGAAACCCAAACCCTCAACGGCATCCTCATACAGCTTCGCCATAACGCGATTCGTATGCGCGAAACCAGCACGACGGGTGACATGGCCCCTAGCTATGGCGTCAAGACTGCTCATACAGTAATGTCGTCATCCGGGGCAATGGATTGAATCACCTCATACATTTCCTCAAGACGATCCAACCACAACTGGTTGAGCTGAATGTCGCTCCCGTCAAGCGATTCCAGCAAAGTCAGAAACAGACTCTTGAAGTCGTTGATCTGATCCAACACCACTTCCCTGAACCGATCAGAGGCTTCGGGACTCATGTGTACATCACATAACTCCTCCTTGGCATCCAAAATGATCCGACAAGTCCTCTTACATCTGCTCTGGATTAAGTCCCTCACAGCATCCTGCATTACCCACGCTCCTATGCGTCATCGTCTTCCGTTCCATAGAAATCCGAAACAGTGAACTGGCAGCTATACCAATGCTTCTGCCACGGAAAACTGTACGTGATGGCTCGATCGATGATTACGTCCTCGCCAATCTCTGCACTAGCGATTACAGGAGGTGTAGCCTGCTGATAATCGAAGATGTCAAAGAAATGAGAGGAACGACCGACCGAACTCATACGACCTTCGAGAATCGCCTGACAATCAAAGATCAAATGCTCCCCCACCGAGATGTTCTCGGCGTAGAAGTCTAAGTAGAACGTACGTCTGTGCTCGGACAGGTCGCTACCCATCTCTTCCTGGCGGGTGTCTCCATCTTCCGCATAAAGAACAAGCGTGTTAAAAGCAACTTCTTCTTTCTCATCCACCGGTTCGTTGATGAAATTGATTGGAAGATGCTGACGACCAGAGTCGAACCATCCGAGGGCTGTCAACGCTCTCTCTATCTCGTTGTACAACGAGTCGAAAAGAAGTCTGGTCCTAAGACCGCCTACAATAGTCATCCTTACTCCTAAGACTCGTCGCGCGCCTGCGCGTGAGCCTGATATACAGTCACAGTGAAGAGACCAACAGGAGGACCCCAGAAACTGATGTCGTAAGTATTGCCATCCACAATGACCTTGTTAGGAAGCTGCAGATTAACGTCCCGTATCAACGCATACTGAGTATCCAGAAGGGTGAGGGTGATAGCCGAAGCGTCAAAAGAACCTATGATCGTATCACCCGAAGACGAGCGACGAGCCGAGAACTCGACAGCACAAGGCACAGTCAAAGATGACGGAATATCAACCGCCGAAACAGTAGATGTTGGGGAATCTGTCCAGGTATACGGACTACCACGTTCATCAGCGTCAGCGAAAGTTTTCTCATCATCCCACTGAAAAGTGATCCGTTCACTCTGAGTTCCAGGAAGACCCATAGCCATGGCAAATTCGATCGCGGTGCGAAACTCGGTAGGATCGAAGCCATCTTGTAGGGGGTTGCCAGTCTCCATGACCTAGTACCCCACAAAGCCGTTATAAAAGTCAGCCGGAGAATGGTTGTAGAGCGTGCGCTCTGTGATTACATCAAAATACTGGATCGTATTAGTGTTCACGCTGTTGGGTAGATGTTCTAGAACAGCAGCAAGACGCTTTTGGATGCCTTCAAGGACGGCCGTCATGACCGACGCGGCCTTCTGCTGTTCAAACTCCACTGGGCCAGCTACGGCACGGAAAGTCGAGTTGTACTCCAGGATCTTCGCAGACACCACTCTAGCGCCCGCCCAAAGAACGAGAAGCTGTTGATAGTCACGACCCAAATCTGCGCCACCACTAGTAACAGGGGAGACCTCGTAATCAGCTTCAGTGAAGACGGTAATGTTGATTATTCCCAGGAGGGCTACTTCCCAAAATGCATCGGCCAGATAGCCCTGCCAATCCTCAACCGTGGCTAACGGATACGTGTTTGTTCCCGGCGATTGAACTTCACGTTTTAGAGACGACACCAGATCCGAAAGAAAGACAGTCATTATTCCTCCTGTTATTAGATCGGCAATCAGGAAGCATAAATCAAACAGAGGTAGCTCATAGTTCCTCTAGAATCTCCGCCATTAGATCTCTCAAATCGGCAGCACTTGTCCTTCCCGCTCTAAGGTCTGATATGTCAGACAGTCGTTTAGTATTCCTCGCCTCATTCGCTAAACGATTGTCTTGCAGTCCTTGGTCAAACACCCAAACAATAGAGAACTCATTGCCCACGCGTTCCGCACCTCTGGACACATGATCTAGAGATGGTTGAACAACGGTATCGTCAAAGAAGTACCAGTTGTAACTGTTCTTGTTCGCTTCCGTGAGATCAACAAAGGTTCCTTTGGAAACCCCGCCAGGAGTAGTGGTATCCACCCAGGTCTCTCTAGGCAAAGAGTCAGAGACCTTGTCGATCGTAGTTCCATCGAGACTAAATGCGTAACTCATGATGCTGGCTGGAAACTAACCACCCAAAGTCCGGCCCCACCCCCTGTAAAGGCAACAGTCCGGTTCTTTAGCCCGGCCGCTCCTGCATCGTCTTCCGTGTACATAGCCATTATGTGATCCTTGTTCGTGAAGCGAAAATCTAGGCGTTCGGCATCGAAACTACTAGAAGAATACGACTGGGCACCCGAACTATCTGAATGCGTAAGACCAACAATATAGGCGTTATTCACAACAGTAGTGACAGAGGTGGTGTTTGGGGAACCCCCCTGACTGGCGCCAAATGCGTCAAACGGAGTACTGGTATCTATACCCGTGAGAGAAGCGATAAACCCTGACGAATCGTCGGTGGACCTCAAACCGTCAAATGTGTAATCAGAGCCCTCAGACGCACCCGCTACTCTATAGTAGCACCAAGAAGCTCCTGACATACTAGAACCCGATAGACCCGAGCCCACTTCAGTCCAGCCTGCCAGGGTCGGCTGTGTCGCTGTAACAGATGAAGTCCCAATGAGGCAAATCATAACGTCATTCTGAACTGTGCCTGCGGGTTTCCCGATCGTAATGGTCTCCGAGTTGTCAATCTGTGCTGTTGCAACAGATCGAAAGTCAGGTGGGTCCGCCTCAGCGGCGCCCTGCTGTTGGAGTATCCCTCCAAGAGGGATCAGTAGAGTCATGCTGCTGTGCCTCCGATGATCGCCCAGGTATCCGTAGCGACCTTCTCAATGTAGAACGCTTCATTCTGAACGACTGTCTTGTTCGGAGAAGATCCCAACAGAGTCAAAGATGTAGTTGTTAGCGTGATTCCACCCGCTCCTGTGGACATCAAGCAAATCCTGGTACCCACAGCGAACGCTACCGAAGCATTGGTTGGTATCGTGACCGTCACCTGCGAAGCGTTGCTGTAGTACAGCAGCGCAAAAGCGTCAGTGAGCGCCAGAGTGTCGGTAGTGCCGGTGTAGTTGACAGCAGCGATCTTGGTTAGATCATCAACATCGCTAGCCGAGGTGATATCAGTACCTAGCGTCACGCGAGCTGCTGCGGCACTGGCGTCATCAATTACCGTCGCGCCAAATGTCGAGATGGTCGTATTAGCCGGAAGTGCCAAAGTCTTGATATCAGCATCAACCTCTGAATCCATCAGAGCGCCTGCTGCAGTCACATTGGTTGTATCTGTTACATCCGCACCGGCTTCGACCCCTGTAGTGGCTCCTACTGTTAGACTAGCGGCTGTGCCAGTTGCGTTCGTCAACACAGCAGCACTGGGGGTCCCCAAGGCCGGTGTGGTGAAGCTCGGAGACACAAGACGTGCGAGGCCTCCTGTGCCTCCGCTGCTCGCCCCGCCAAGGGTGTCAACCATTGCCGCTACTGTTGCGTCGTCTAGGACGGTAGCCGCTGCAGCCGTAATTGTTGTACTCGCTGGCAGCACAAGGGTCTTGATGTCGACGTCGACTTCAGAATCCATCAGAGCGCCTGCAGAGGTCACGTTAGTTGTGTCAGTGACGTCCGCTAACGCTTCTACGGCGTTCAGTTTCGTATGGTCGTTGTCTGTGAAGACGTTGCTATCAGTTGCTGCTTCAACCGCGGTACGAATTTCGGCGTCAGTTTGATCGGCCGTTGCCGAAGTCTCGATGCCATCTAGCTTTGATCCGTCGGTCGCGATATCACGTGCATCGACGGTGCCGGTGACCGTAACGTTGCCAGTGACATCAAGGTCGTCGTCGGCTTTGATGTTGCCTGTACCCTTTGTGTCCAAATGAAGATCGACATTGGCATCGTCACCCGTAGCTCTGACGATAGGACCGCTACCCGTTGCTTGATTCTCAATCTCCACGTGATTGACGGCGGAACCATCTTCGACGAAAGTCAGAAGTTCGCGGGTACCGTCACCAATCACCTGACCGTTAACGTCAAGATGACCACCAAGCTGAGGTGAAGTGTCTTCTACGACGTTAGCGATACCACTACCCGTTAGATCAGACACCAAGGCTTTCTTCAGATTATCTGTATCAGACGCATCTCCAATCAGTACGTGGTCTGTGCCAACTGCAGTAACAAGAACCTGCCCAGAAATGGCAGTCTTGTCAACAGTCAAAGCTGTGGAACCCGTGACGTCACCCGTATGATTGGCGTTGGTCACCTTTGCCGAGTTAGCTATTACCGATGCAGTGGCCGCAACGTTGGTTTCGTCGGTTACGTCTGCAGCCGTCTCGATACCTGCCAGCTTGGTGTTCTTAGTATCCGTAAATGCGTTAGATTCAGCTTCGTACAGAGCCTTTATCTGCGCACCAGTGATAGGGACTAGGTCCCAATCTGCAGATGACACGGTGCCAGTCGCGATGTATACCCGGTCACCTGTGGTGTCTATGTTGATATCACCCTCAGTAGCTGGGGTCGACGAAGGCGCTCCTGCCTGGGCTGTGATAATCGGAGCACCAGCTGCCGCTACATTAGTAGCATCCGTTACATCAGCGCTAGCTTCGATGGCACCGAGTTTCGTATTCTCAGCATCGGTGAAGATGTTGCTGTCAGTAGCGGCTTCCACCGCCGTACGAATCTCAGCATTTGTCTGATCGGCAGTCGCAGAGGTCTCGATGCCGTCTAGCTTTGATCCGTCAGCCGCCACATCGCGACCATCGAACGTCCCCGACGTAGCGAGGTCGCCTGTTAGTGCACGAGTACCATCAACCAGAATGTATTGTGAATGATCATCATCACCGAGCCCGACAAGGCCCCCATGATCTGAGGCTGTCTGTAGGCTGAATGTTAGGTCAAACGCCGACTGTGTAGAGTGGAACGTTGACGCTGATTTCAGGATGATAATCTTGCCAATGAGACGAGCATGTGTTTCTGCAAAGAATGGAGGCAATGACGAAGGTTCAGGGGCATCTTCGGCAACAGACAGCGTCCCATCAACGGTTCCGAACACTACCAGATAGGCATCATTCTGTGAAACGTAGACCCAGTGAGCCCCATACCTGTTATTTGAAAGCGTAGCCAAGCTGCCTGAGCCATCATCATACTGAGTGTTGTTGATCTGCGTTTGAGCAGTGATCTCAGTGAACCCGCCAGAGCCATCAGAGTAGAAATATCTGAATGTTCCGGCAACACTCGTGTCTAGAGCGCTGGTTGCAAAGTTCGTTAATCCATCCCACCAAGACCCGGCAGAAATCGCAATGTTGCGGGTGCCAATTTCAGATAGCACACCACCAGAGGCCCGAGCGAATGGCAACGTCTCGTGCATTCTCTGTACCATCTGAGCGGCATGGTTGCCTACCCCAGGAGCTGTAGACAGAGTGATATGAAGGTCGGTGCCCTCTCGGTAAACAGTACCGAGAAGAACGTTGGTCATCAAATCGGTGCGCTTTGAGATCGTAGCTACAGCCTGTGGAGACCCCGAGTTGTACTCGGCGTAAACGTAGTTCATCGCATTATCAGTTACAGCGACAGCCACACCCGACTCGGCTGCCCAGTCAAAGAAGAGGATTTCCGCTACAGCTGAGTTAGTCGCCCTGATTACTCCAGTACCAGTAGCTACAGTAATGGTCCCGTCGCCGTCGTCGGTGATCACACCACCTGAAGTAAGACCTACAGAATGGAAAATGTCTTGGAGGTGCTGAATCGTGCTGTATGTGCTACCGGAGATACGGGAAACCGGAAGACTGTTGACGTCAGCAAACGCAAGCTGTGCTGCGCCATCAGTCTTCATCAACTGATTTGCTGATCCGTCCGCTTGTGGATGCTTGACTCCGTCGATGATTACATTGCCAGTAGTGTCGGGCGTTAGTGGTATGTCACCAGCCGACACAGACACAATGGACTGTCCGCTGACATCTAGAGCGCCACCCAATTGCGGAGTGACGTCATCAACCAGGTCCTGCATCGCCGAATCGGCCGTAGTGCCCTGAGCTGCTGTGGCACCACCCAAGGTAGTCAGCATGGCCCCCGTAGTGGCATCGTCCAGAACGGTGGCAGCAGCAGCGGTAATTGTTGTGTTGGCTGGCAATGCCAGAGTCTTTATGTCAGCATCAACTTCTGAATCCATCAGTGCGCCAGCAGCAGTGACGTTGGTTGTATCCGTGACGTCCGCCAGAGCTTCGATGGCATCTAGCTTGGTCTCGTCAGCGATAAGGAACGACGCTGTCGTAGCGTCAAGCACGGCGTCGTGAGCTTGTACGTCAGATCCGATTGCCAAACCTAGGTTGGTCCGTGACGTCGGAGCGCTAGCAACGTCGGACAGGTTGTTTGCAGCGAGCAAGTCTCCACCGCCCGCTCCAGTGGCTTGCTTCCAATCGGCTGAGGACGCAGTACCAGCTGCCGCATATACGTTGTCACCAGTCGTATCAACGTATACGTCGCCGACTTTAGTGGGTGTGGACGAGGGCGCACCAGCGCCAGCTGAAATTATCGGCGCACCAGCTGTTCCGACGTTTGCGACATCAGTTACATCAGCTAGCGCTTCAATCGCGTTCAGTTTCGTGTGGTCGTTATCGGTGAAAACATTGCTGTCTGTAGCCGCCTCTACGGCGGTACGAATCTCAGCATTCGTCTGGTCTATTGTTGCGTTGTCTTCAATGGCGTCGAGCTTGGTTCCGTCGACTGATGGATCGCGGCCGTCCACAGTGAAGCCGTTGACATCCAAGTTGCCGCCAAGCTGAGGCGTTGCGTCCTCGACAATGTTGGCGATACCACCACCAGTCAAATCAGAAACAAGTGCCCTCTTCAGATTGTCTGCATTAGATGCGTCGCCGATGAGTACATGGTCAGCTCCTACAGCCGTGACCAAAGTCTGTCCCGAGATAACCGTCTTGTCAACCGTCAGAGCGGTACTACCAGTAACTTCACCTGTGTGATTGGCATTCGTGACTTTCGCGGTATTAGCTATGACTGATGCCGTCGCTGCCACATTAGTTTCGTCCGTCACGTCGGCGGCTGTTTCGATGCCAGCTAGCTTGGTGCTATCAGCTGAAGGGTAAGTCACCTTCGCGGTGTTGGCTGCCACATCTGTAGCGACATCGACGCCGTCAATCAGACCGTCAGTAGTCAGGTTCCCGGAGATGACAGGCGCAGTCAGCGTCTTGTTGGTTAACGTCTGAGTCGCCGTGAGACCAACCAGTTGCTCCGCAATTGTCGCTGGGTCGTAAGTGGACGCCAGCATGTCACCCAAGCCTGAGGCTGCAGAATTGACCCACGTGGTGCCATTGTACGACAACACCTGCCCGCTAAGAGGAGTGACGAGTACTACGTCTGTGAGATCGTTGAGGCTCTCCACGTCGGGGAGAGGGACACCCTCAACAACGCTGCTATAGGATGCCTCTCTCACGAAATCAAGAGGACCGTGCCTGACAGCGTACAAACCAGGTGTAGCTTCATCGCTGGTCAAGATGACGTCGTAAACACCCACAGACATGTTAGCTGTCTGTGACTCGCTCATGTACAAAGAGAAGGTGCCAGCTGATCCATCAACGATGTGGACTTCGAAAGTACCCTGAAGGACTCCACCTATAGCAGTGACGGCAAGAGCTTCACCTGTCCAGCCTGAAATGTCTACGACGGCGCCGTCGACGTCAACGACAGCAAACTCCTTAAAGTAAGTGGCCGCTTCGTAGATAGTGATCTCTTTAAGTACTGGTGGAATATCAGTATTCATCTACCTCTTATCGACGCGAAAGAGCCCCTCTTTGAGGGGCGTCCTTCGTCAACTACCGCACAGGTATTTGATCTATTACTGTCAGCGTCCTATTCGGAGCGGAAAGGTTGCACCTGACTGCGTTCGTCTTCGCCGAAGCTCCCACTCACATGGCCAACATTGGTGACCTCGACTACATCCACAGCACGAACCTGAAGTTTGTCAAGACGAGTGACGATGCTCTCACGTTGCTTCACTGTCGGGTTTAGACTCTCATCACCCTCGTCGTCGTCGTTATCCACAAGAAACAAAAGCCGCTGCAGGACGGGTACCGACTCTATTTCAGACAGAGCAGACTTAAATTTGAGATGGTTACGGAGGCTGAAAATGTCTCGCATGTCACCCTCGGTCATGTGATTTGGATTCTCAGAAAGGTCTTCGCTGTCGTCTGCCAAAGACAGAGGCCTCAAAACCCCATTAGAGAAAATATCCAAAGAATCACTAGCTGTGCGATCCTGGTTGAGAAGACGTCGCTCTTCGGGTGACAAGACAACAGTGCGACCGGAGCGGACTATTTCCTGGTCGACGCGATTCCCGGTGGAGTCGTACACGTTAACCAATGCGATGCCACGGCTCACATTCTTCCACTGTTCTTTCGATTGGCTTGCCATACTGCTCTCTCCTGATCTACGTAGATTGCATGCAAACAGTACTGTAGCTTGCTTAACCAGACAATACATGGCAATTCGAATAAAGTTCGGGGCACGACGAAAGAACCCCCGGTCGAAACCGAGGGCCCTTTTAGCGCTATTTCGCTAGATCAATCGACTAAGCTGAGATGCTAGTGTCGACCATCCGGCGCATACGCTCAGGACGATGAACTACGCCACCGAAATCACGGCGGGCAATGTAGTGCCAGTACCAAGCGTCGAGTTCGCTGTACTCCTTGAACATCAGACCGCCCCAGAAAGCAAACTTGCTGGCATCGCGAGCGACGACATAAAGTTCGTTTGCAGGGAAGAAGCTGATGTCAGCGTCATCCTTGTGGTTGACAAGAGTGAGGATCCTAGCGTTACGATAAACGCCCAAGACACCACGCTTGACAAGCTGTTCGTTAGTTTCTGGCAGGAAGCCAGAACCATTGAAAGAGCCGCCGAGGAGGTTGTCCATAATCTGATCGGTCATAGTCGACCGACCAACAATGACAACTTCGTTGACCTTGCTTTCGTCACGAACCTCACGAAGTGCTGTGTTCAATGCAGACAGGCTAAGACCTGCGCCGCTGACGTAGAAGTCAGAACCAGTACCGATTGCAGACTGGAAGAGAGCTAGAACCCGGAGGTTTACCTCAGCATCCATTCGCTCCTGACCAAGAGTAATCAAGTCACTCTGAGTCTCAGCGAAGTTAGTCCGAATCTTGTCTTCGAAGTCCATCACGTGGAATCCGATGGTGTCCCGAGGAAGCTCCATTACGTTTGAACGCAACGTGCTAACTTCGATGTAACCGCCACGCGCAACCCAATGAGCGCGGAGACCACGGACTTCCTTAATCAGAATCCGACCGTTGAACGGTGCATTCTCAACCTGGCTCATAATCTGGAGGAGGTTTTCGTGCTCGAATCCTTGCAGAATTGTCTCTGACATTTCCTGAGCCATGGTCTTACGCCATGCAGGATCGTCCCAGTTCTCTTCTGCATCGGCGTTGACCATTGCGATCTCTGCCTGAATCTTTGCACGCTCTTCGCTGTTGCGACCGAGGTTATCGATGTATGTGGATGTTCCCATTTTGTTCACCTCCTCCTTAGAAAGTGAGCTGAGCTTCAAGCTCATCTCGATCAGCGTCTACCTTCGTGACAACCATCCATGCTTCAGAAGCAGTTGTGGTTTCATTCCAGTATCCGTCGGTGTCGTTTCCTGAGCCCGGAGTAAGGTAATCCCCTACTGCAATCGAGCTAGTTGCACCATTCAACCCTGCTACCATCACGCGGCCTGTGTAAGTCCGTGTGTTGAGGAAGAGAGATGATGCTGCAGTGTTGATGAGAAGAACCTTGATATAGGCCCCACTAACAACCTGAACTGCGTTAGTATCTGGAACAGTGTCCAAATCACTACCGACCGTTAAGGCCGGATCGGTACCCTCGAATGCGTTGGGACCGTACTCGTAGACTGCGATACCACCACGACCTGCGAGAGGAGGAGCCTGAGGCAGAGTCGCCAACGTGACAGGCTCTAGGCCCAACGCGTTTGGCGTTCCGTCAGTTGCTACAACTGGAACACCGATCGGAATCGCTGCGCCTTGTGCGTTATAGAAACGGCCCTTCCGATCGCGACCATGAGGTGGCACAGTGAGGACGAAATTGCGTCCATAGTTACTCACGTGTCATACCTCCTAGTATGTGCGAGCGCCGACAGCACGTACTGCCTGGCGGTTAAGTTGCAATCCCTTGCGGATTGAAGCAACATCTTGAGCCTCGTCATCGTTCGACGCAGCTCCTGCCGTCATGGCAGTAACTGGGGCGGACGCTGAAGTGGCTGACTTTGCCTTTGCTGCTGCCTTGGATGCAACTGATGCTGCTTCCCAGTCGGCAATAAGGGCTTCGAACGCTTCGGCTTCAAGAGAAGCCCAGCGACTAACATTTGCTTCGACGTATTCATCAGAGAATCGATCGCCGATAACCTCAGCAACCTCAGTCTTCCGAACTTCGAACGCAGCGCTTGCGTCTGCCTTCTCCTGCTCTTCTGTAAGGTAGGCAACGAGATCCTCGTACGCCTTCGATGCAGATCCAGCAGCAGCGGTAGCAGCATCGACCTCGGCCTGAAGTTCGGCTACTGCCGCTTCATGGGCTTCGACCAGCTCTGCGATACGAGCGTCGTTTGAGGCTTGGTCCTGAGACGCAACGACTTCATCCAACTTTGCTTGAATTGGTGCGATCGCTTCGGCTACACGGGCCTGAACCTGCTCTTCTGTATATTCGCTCATTTGTACTGCACCTCCTTGTGGAGAGTCATCGTGTGCAAGAGAAAGGGGTCCGTCTCCCAACTCACACACTGGACAAGTCGAAGCATCATGTGACGCATCGGACGGCTTGTGTTCCAGAAGAAGGTCGTGCTTCTTCTTAACATCTGCTGTAATGGAACTCATGCTTGTAATCTTCGGCAGTGTTTCGATGTATTGTAGTATTTAACCTTCAATGCCCTTAGCTGAAGTCAACACCTCAAGCATCATCGACTCCCAAACGTCCGAATCAAGGTGTGGGGAACCCGCTTCGAACGTGATGTACAGGTCTTCTGCTTCCTGTTGATTAGCTTCAACTAGGTCCGCCACCTGGTAGATCTTGGCATCTTTCCACCCAGGTCGTTTAGGTGGGAATATGAGGGCACCACCAAGAAACAGAGGCTTGTTGATCTGCCGAATGTTCTCCGGGTTTGCTCCGTCTTCGCCGTACTTGTCGCTATGCGCGCCAACGTAGGGCATCTCTTTTGAGCGGGTGCCATCAGGGCGGATGAAAGTCATGCTCTCACCGATGCACTCCATCGAGTAGAAAAGACTGCCCTGATTGTGAGCCTTCTCGACGACTTTCATCTCATCAGGAAAACAGGCAGCCCAGAATGCAGATAGAGCCTCAATGAAAGGATTGATTTCGTCCGCGGAATCGCCACCCTTGGGATAGAGCAACTCACTTCCCAAGAAAGAACCAACTATGTGCTGTTGACGATGGAGCACATTCAATGGGGAGTTCTTGATGCTTCCCTGAGCTTCCGGAAGATCGGCCAACACCCACTGCTGCATGTTGCGGTTCGGATTGTCTGCTTCAATGTACTTCCCAACAATATACCGAAACGCAGGATTGCCAGATACCAAATCCTGCGCCCAATGCCCGGCAATGTCACGGTCTTGTGGAAGCAAAGTGCAAGCATCAGTCATCATGATGTGCGTTGGAGTTGAGGTTATCGCGGTCATGATGTTCTTTCGGTCAAAGCGCAGCTCTTATTCAGGTGCGGTCCCTAAGCTCGTCCTCCGGAATGTCGGAATCAGGACGTCGATCCCCAGGATTCGGAACTCTAGAATCAGGATTTTCTCCACCCCCACCACGATTACCTCCCTGGACGCGACCCTTCTGACCCTTGTTCGTTTCACGTTCAGGAAACAACTTGTCGTACACATCCTTCTCAACTTCTCGGCGATGAGCTTCATCTTCTTGTTCTATGTCCACAACCCCCAACATGGTCTCTCGGCTGATATCTCCATGCAAGAAGAGGTCGCGCATCAGATTCACAAAGTTGGGATCGAAATCGAGAGCCACTTGACGAGGGGTGAAGACCAACTTAGGTCGACGAGTCAACGACTTGTTCTCACGCCATATAGGCAAGATGAGATTCTTCTCAAGGTTACGAGCTATGGCCGTACGACGTGACTCTAGACCCCGAGCGATCACCCTGGCTAATTTGAGACTGTCGTCACCACTGGCGCCTGCTGAAAATCCACCCAAGTGAAAGATCTGATACAGACGAGCAGTAATTCGACTGTCGATGTTGTTGTAACGCTTGGGATCCAACACGGCATCCATCTTCGGAGTAACGATATCGACGGTCAAACGATGATCACCAACGATCAGCGGAGTACGTGCTACTGTTCGAACAGAAGCAGAAAGGCTGGCCAGTTCACCCGTAGTTGCAGGCTTTTTGTCCGACCCCTTTCGAACCAAGACTATGAAGTTAGTTGCGCCTAAAAGATGAGCGCGATCCATCTGACGTAACTGATGTTTGAGATCTAACAATTCAAAGATCGACTTCATTCGAACAGGAGCAAAACGTTCATACGTAGGACGCGTCGACGTATGACGCCAAACACGTTTAGGCTCTAACTCGAACAGATTGTTACGACCAACGCCGCGACCACCAGTTAGATCGCTAAGCAAAGACTCTTCAGTAGGGGTCGGTTCGTAAGCACCAACAACCATTTCGCGAATTACTAAATCAGTGGTGTTCTTGCCAGCAACCACATCATCAATTGTTTGGGCTTCGGTCCCAGCGTTAGCAATAAGAACCAGTTTCTCTTTATCGAAAAGAAAGTCTCCGACGGGAAGGATCTTCATAGGGTCCAACATGGACAACGAAGTTGGCACAATGAGATCAAACTTCTTGCGAGCACGACGAGACCTGCGTTTACCTTCTATCTGGTATGTTTGCCGTTCCCAAAATGAGGTCACATAGTACTGGCTGAACACAAACAGGTCACGCCACATCTCGCGCAAACGAAGATCCAGTTCCATATCTGAAAGGATTTGGTCCCAAATATTCTCTTCGTCATCATCACCACACTCAACACGCACCTTATTGAAGACCAACGCCTCGGTCGTTTCGAGAACATTTGACACTATGTCGTCGTTCTCGGATGCGTCTTTCGCCACTTTGAATTGAGAAAATATCCCCGTAGGCGTTGCGTAGCGATCACGTTCGAAGATCCCACCAGAACGACCCGCACGATTCCGACGTTCAGGGTCCATCGCTGCTGTGTCTGGGCGGATGCTTTTGATCCAGTCAGTCATAGTTTGAAGTTCGGCCGAACCTGCAAAAGCTGCATGAAGATCTTCATCGGAGACTTCGACATCTCGATCTTTAACAACCGTTACGCTATACCCGTCTGTATTGTGCCACTCTTCGCTTGACATTTATCTCTGACCTCTGCTAGATTCCCACTCGAACTGACGAACTGAAATGACTCTGGACCAAACTTTGAATTGACGCTCACATTCGGCTATGAAAGGATCAAGCTGTTTGGTTCTGAAAGCCTGGACAGACCTGTTGTCTTGACGAATCAGATTTGCTCTGATTTGACTTGCCCTGGCAGTGAACGCCGACAGGGACTCAAGGATCTCAGAGCTGTCCATGTTCTTGAATTCGACCATGACATCGTAATAATTGTCGATCTCATCTTCAAACTCAGTCAACTTAGTCCTCACGGTTGTTGGTTGAGGGGCTGAACGCACCGGAGTCTCCGGTATGGTTGTTATCTTCATCGGCATCTCCAAGACCTAATTCGAGCTACGCCAAGGCTAATTTGACCTATTAAAAGAACACGTCGTACACAGGCTCTTGCTTATCTACCTTACGATGCTCGCGCAAGAGGGCTTCTATCTTGTACTGTGCCCAAGCACAAGCAGCCATACGTGCGGCATCCAAGGCGTGAAACGAACCGCGAGAATAGGTTTTCTTCCCGTACATGTTCATACCACTCTTGTCGATCGTCCACGTCTGCCCCTGAAATTCTTTCACTATGTCGTCGTCAGGAAGCAACAGACGATGATCGTCAACCAATTCACGAAGCTTGTCTGAGGAGTACTCCAGAGCCTTCTTGTAGATGGCACGATCCTCTATCTCGTCACCACCGAACTCCTCCACGTCGATTGTCTCGTCGAAATCAACAAGCAGCTTTTCGCCGAAGTTGTAACCCTTGATCTTATCGAGAACGTTCTTGATACCTAGTTCAGCAGCCTGAGCCTGGAGTTCCTGAAAGATAGGCAGTCCGAGACCCGTCTTGTCCATGGCGAAAGCCCTGGTGTTGTAAAAGTCGATCAGCCACAATACGATCTTCGTTTGATCAGGAGCAGACACTCGATCCAGGTGATATCGAGCTAACAGTTTAAGACACGTGTCCTCCTCACCTTTGACCTTCTCTTCAGCGAACACCAGTATCTCTGAAGGATGATTAGTGAGACCAACATCCATTCCTATCCATACAGTCTTGTACTTCTTGTGTGCCGTCGGAGGATCAAGCAGATTCAAAACATTGCCACCGATATCCTGAATCCACTCATCGGTGATATCTATGCGGTAGTACTCATTGACGTTGTAATTGCTCTCCGATTCCATATCAACACAACGAAGCAGACGGTGCAGCACGAACAAGGGATTCGTCATGTCACCATGCTGACCAAGAATGTTACGTCGATAGTCGGGATGATTAGCGCTGGTGTATTTATTGACCGCTTCAACACGTTGTTGCGGGGTCCAGGTAGGACGATGCATTGCCGTGATGCGATGCACTGTCCAGTCAGATTCATCCTGAGTGAAACGATAGAACTCGTCGCGTACACCACGAGTTACCCCATGGCTTCGCCAACAGGCGCCTCTCTTGCCGCTCTTGAGAGTTTCAAACAGTTCAGTCCAACCTGGAGATGGGTAGTCCTGAGCTTCGTCCATCTCCAACCAAAGAGGGTGCATGCCCTTCACGCCCGAGCCATCACGTTTAGGAATGCGCCCAAGAATTTCAGCACGATTACGGAACTTGATCGAAAATGGGCGCTGCGTCACCCCTCGACTGGTGCCACTGACAAGCATCTCTCGGTAAAACCGGACACTCTTAAGACGTCCAACAATCTTGTCAGTGAAGACCTTGAGGTGCTTTTCTTCGGGAGCAGTCAGAAGCATTTCCTGAGCCGGGAACAGGGTAGGGAAAGCACAGGCCCTGATCTGCAGAGATAAAGTCTTACCAACCGACCTAGCAGCTTGATCGATTTGCTGTTTGTCGCTGCACCTCCACCACGCATGCTGAAACGGCCATGCACGAAAACACCCAAAGGTCTCCTCATGGTCGGGCTCGTACCACAAAAACTCTGCCTGATCTAGGCCGCTCTCGTCGGTAAGGATGGCAACAAGGGCCATCTCTTCCTCGGAGAGCTTCTCAAGTACCGCCACTATCCAACCTGTGAGTGTGAGATCTTATTCATTTCTTCCCATGATCCGGACGACCACGGCCCCCACCCCTTCTTGAATTCCTCCTGCCAAATACCCGGCGTTTTTGTAGACTCTAAATAATCCTCAGCCCCCGGAATCCGTTCGAGAAGTTCAACTAAATCGACATCACGACAAGCAAGTCCGATCTCAGACACTTTTGGAAGTAAGCCAAGCTCTTTCTTGGCTGCTATCAACTTACGAGTGCGACGCTTCTTGAGGATAATCATTTACCTTCTCCTTCTTGAGTTGAACCTTGCGACGTAATCCTTTGGCGTGCCTTTTGACGTTGATCGAGTGAGCCGAAACGAAAAATGGAGCTATCGTCATCCGACGCCGAAATCCCAGCTCTGTCTTTCCGGCTTATTCCAATTTCGTCTTTAGTAATACTTATAGCCTCGGTCACTTTTGGACGGATCGCAGAGATGATGCGAGACTTCCGAATCATCTGTTGTTTCTTGAACCACTTCATCATTTCGTTACCTTCCTTAGTTTGTTGAACTGTATGGTGGCAGCCTCAGAAGACGACATCATCATCTGATAGATCACAGAGCACACGTAAAGAACCCGATACTCCATGAAGAAGCTTGGGTCTTTTCGTACTGCTATCGCCAACCATTCCATCTGTTCTGCCGTAGCGGGGGCGCCCTTGCCGTTTAAGAGCCTATGTACAGTCATCTTGTCCAGGTAGGACTGAGACGCCACGCGTCTAATAGACCTACCACCCATGGCCTCTCGGAGGGCATCAGGGAACGGTCTCACTGCGTAGTCTTCACCGGTCAGTTTCTTTAGATCAGCTTCGATATCACCGACATTTTGAGCTGAACGCTTACCAGGCCTGCCCTTCTCAGAGATGTTGATCTTGATAACGTCATTGATTAGATCACCAAGAATCCAACGATCGGCACTAAACAAGGCAGCCCAATCAACTTCTTTGGTTCCAGGAACGTCTCGTTCAATTCGATCAAGAGTGTCCTGCCATTCTTTCGTTCGACGACTCATTTACATTTCCTGGACCCAATAACGCTGACTGGAGTTAATGAACTCAGCGTCTATGGTGTCAAACTCTGGAAATGCGTAATCACGAAGCCATTGCAAGATGTCGTCTATCTCGGCCCCTTGGGTACGACGTTCTTCCTCCGTGCAGTTACCAGAAAGCAGATTGTCAGCCAAAGTGAAGTTCTGGAATTCAGGAACAACGGCACAGAAAACCTCTTCCACCTCACCAGTTGGAAGCACCGTGACGACTTCATAATCGGGAACATAGGATTTGACCAGCCGAGTCCTGGCTGACCACCGATTCCTGTGTTCTTCAATCAAGAAGAACTCTCGATCGAGTGCACCTTTTGGGAATGAAAGCCTGTGAAGTATTGAAGATTCGCCAGTGAGGTTGCTAATCCGATCAACAGACGAGATACCCAAAGTTGGGATCGAAAGCAGATAGCAAACATTTCTGGCAATCTTCAATGACTCAAAGGATGTCGAAGACAGTGAAGGTGATCCATTACGGTCCACAGTTCCGTCAGCTGCAAAATATCCAGCGAGCCACCCATACAGATACGATCTCGATTCATCAAGAGAGGGTCGAGACTTAAACGAACGCGGAAGATCACAGATCTTCAATCCCACCTTAGTTTGTTTGACTTCATTGTTGGGGAACCACTTCAGAAGTTCTTCATTCTTGAGACCACAGAGAACTACAAACGAACCTGACTTTTGTCTTTTGTCTAAACTCCCATCCCCATACACGATCCCCGCCTGCACGCCCTGTGGTGAAGGTCTCACAGATTTACGCGAACCCCAACAAGAATCTAAACGCATGCCCGGATCCAGTTCATCAGTGCGTACGATTCGACCGTTAACATACCAACGATGCCCAGGCGTGGCTCGCACTAATTTCGTTGCACCATTTCTCTTTAAGACAATTTCCATAAGAGGCTGCATTCCAAAGCTTTTGAATTCGGCTTCAACCCACCTACCGGATCCAGATTTACTCAGAACGGTAGCCTTGAGGTCGGCCAACGTAGCAATAGGAACCACACCATTGCTAGTCAAAACTTCTGTATCTCCACTCAAGCAGTTATCATGCAAGGTAACCAATGCGCGTAACTCCATGAAGACCGTTAACACTTTAGTGGTCTGCTCGTTTCGCATTACGGAAAATTCACGAGCACGCTCTAATAGCTTGGTTACATAATCCGACACGGATTCTGACGAATCATGCTTGCGAGATATGCGATCAATTCCAAGAGCCTTCTTGAGTCCGCGCAATTCGAGAGACAGGCCTTTGACTGCATCCGTAAACTCTTTAGTCGAGACCGGATCACCCCAGTAATCAAAGCCCGTACCCAGAAAACGGTTAAACCGCTGTGAAAGAACTTCGTTCTGAATCACACGCTCTAAGTCAGCAAGATCTGAAACGTTCTGGAACGCATAGTCTCTAGTGTATCGATCGCAAAGATTCTCGAAATACTCCTGCTCGTCTGTCGTCAGCACGACAAACACGCCACCAGCAGGACCTATTACCGTAATCTCATCAGTTGGAACAGCCACAACGTACCTCCATCCAGAACAGTATCGGATGGATATACGTTTTATTCAACTAATTGTCATTTGTTTTTCTGAGGGCCTGGGCGGGGAGTCGAACCCCGGACTTCTTCCTTACCATGGAAGTACTCTACCAACTGAGTTACACAGGCAGCAGTGCCCCTGGAGGGAGTCGAACCCTCACGTTGCCGCGTTTTGAATGCGGTCCCTCTACCAATTGGGGTACAGGAGCAGGCCTCTATATGGTCGCGTGCTGCAAATACTTAGCCTGTTGTTCGCGCTCAGCCCAACCCACCACCAGCCATGTCTTATCAGCTGGGATAGTCGGCTTGAAGAGTAGTTCCCAACCAAGCTGTTCAAGGGTTAGGTCGCTCTTCGTGCTATTGCAGGGCGAACAAGCAGCAATCACGTTCATCCAGTCGTTCGTACCACCATGGGCGCGAGGGTGAATGTGGTCAATGGTAGACGCCTCACCACCGCAGTAGCCACACGTATCATTGTCACGACCAAGAACGTTACGATTCGTGACTGCAGGACGCCTTCGCTTCCACGGAATCTTCACAAAGTAACGAAGCTTCACAACAGAAGGGCAAGGAATCTCGGTGTTAGCCGAACGGAAAGTCTTACCGTCCACAGACTCAATCACGTCAGCCTTTTCCTGTACGACGAGACATACAGCGCGATGAAGGTGAATGACGTTGATCGGTTCAAATGTGGCGTTGAGGACCAGAACTCCGGTAGTCATCATGGTTCCCTCCCTTTTCTGTGAGTGAGCATACTGAATAGATCTGCCTTGTGGTGCCCCACCCAGGAATCGAACCTGACACGTCGAAGTTAGAAGCATCGACTGCACATCCAGTGCGCAGGGCCTGGTACCCTCGTCGGGAATCGAACCCGAACCAGCAAAATTAGGAATCTCGCGGCCAGAATCCACTGGCGAGGGCAAATCTTGGAGCCCCCGAGGAGAATTGAACTCCTTCATCAACCTTCGGAAGGTCGAGTCTAGATCCGCTAGCGGAGGCCTGTCCTAGAGGTAGGTTCCAGTACGGTGGTCCTTCTTCTCTGAACGAATTGGTGGTGGAGCAAAGGCTTCGGCCAAGGTTACTTCCTTGGTTTTGAATTCCTTATCCGGGAATCGCTCCTCAGCCTCTTCTCTTGTGAGAGGAGGGAAATGGATATCAGCCAAACAACGACCTGGACGGATAAGCGCAGGGTGTAGCTTGTCGATCGGTTCATTGGTGGTGATGATAACATTGAAACTCACTCCCTGTCCAATCAAGCCATCAGTCATGTTGAGCAATTTCGCTAAAGCTTGACCAGTACGCGCCTTGCTGTCCTCGCTGATTAGTTCGTCGCTGTCCTCAATTACGAACATCAGTTTCTTGTCCTCGTCATCAGAGTCACCATTCTTCATTTGGTAGATGTTGGAATAGGAACCGAAGACGACATCAGGTTCGATGATCACATTGAAGACCATGTTTTTACTCCAGTGTCTAGCAAGAGCGCGAATAGCCGTAGTCTTGCCTGTGCCTGGAGGACCGTGAAAGAGAATGATGTTGCCAGACTCTCCGAAAGGAGTGTTGACCAACTCATTGAGGGCATTGCGTACTCCAGTCGGGTAACTTTTGACGATGTCCTCGAAAATGGGAAAGTCTAGATCTCTAGAGTGAAGCTCCATGCCGTGTTGCCCCATCATCCAGAACCGCATGGAGGTGTGATTGTCTTTAACGGGGGAAATATAGGAACTGAAATCGCAGGCCACCATAAGGTCGACAGCACGCTCTGCTGTTACAGCATCAAGAGTAACCTGTATCTCATCACCACGAACATCGACGTTAGCACACCATGTTCGATCTTTTGCAAGAACTAGATAGTCCGACGCGGTCTTCAACATGTAGGAACAAGTTAGTTCCAGATCGTGAAGCTTCATGAAGGAATCGAGATTGAAACTAGGGACACCCTTGAACGAAGACTTGATGCGATGTTTCAGACCGTACTCCCAGAAATACGTCTGGTTCTGGGAAATCAGAGAAAAGGCGTAGTCAGTGTCGAGGGAAAAACATCTACGGAAATCATCCTCACATTCGTTGGCCTCAACCAGCAACTTGCCGATATCAATATCTTCTGTCATGTCTTCCCTTTCGATTGGTGGGTCCTCGGGGACTCGAACCCCGGCCTTAAGCTTTTCAAACTCATGTGACATCCAACTACACCAAAGACCCATGTTGTCGGCATACTAGGAATCGAACCGAGCGCAGTAATCTTATCAGAATCACCAGGGCAACCAGCCCGTCTATGCCGTTGGTAGGCGAAATGGGGCTTGAACCCATTGTCTCCCAGATATAAGCTGGGTGCATTTACCCGTTATGCTACACGCCCACGTGGTACTCCCGGTGAGAGTCGAACCCACACGACCTTGCGGTCACTAGGCCCTCAACCTAGCGCGTCTACCATTCCGCCACGGGAGTAAATAAATTGTGGAGCTGGGGGGAGTCGAACCCCCGTCCGTTGCATGCATCATGATGACCGATACAATCATGCCACTGTGAGTGGCCACTATGGGGCTAGTCGGTTACCCGTCTATGCCGTCCACCAGTCAGTCTCTCCTGACAGTCTTGCAATGGTATGTCCAGTGCTCCACCTAGTCTTTGCTAGAAGTCAAGCTGTTGGGTTCTAAGGGCCAGCTGAGCCCTCTGCTACTAGACAGAGACAAGCTCAGTCTGCTCGAAAGCAGACCAGATGTCCTCGCTGGTAGCAACGGTGAATGTTGGTTCGCCGTGTATTTTGGTGCCCTGTTTCAAGAGTCTGAGCAACTCCGATTGCGGTCAACAATCTATTCACCAACGTCGAAAGCCTATTCAGCCCCTAGTTGTATTTCGTAGGTCACCGGGGGATCGAACCCCGAATTCAAGATTAAGAGTCTTGCCGTTTTCCATTTAACATAGTGACCCATGGTGGGCGTGACAGGAATCGAACCCGCGTTTGTCGGCTTAAAAGGCCGCTGCAAAAACCAACTTTTGCTACACACCCATGGAGCTGACGGAGGGACTCGAACCCCCATAATACCGGAGTTGCAATCCGGTTCCTAGCCAATTCGGTTCGTCAGCATGGAGCGCCCTCAGGGACTCTAACCCTGCTTTTCATCTTTGGTAGCCATGGCCCTCAGACTAATAGCACTACGACGTGCAAGACGCAAGTGGATGATCTAGGTCCTCATTTATTCCCCGGCTAGGGAGGACTCCACGCAATACCGGGCCAGATGTTCCCATGTCAATCATCCTGGGGAACCAACGCTCTTCCACGATTTTGGTACCTGGCGCCTAACGGTTTAATCCCGCGTTAGGCGCAGCTGCTAGGACGTGGACAACCTAGATTGGCGGTGGGTGCAAGAATCGAACTCGTCTGCTTTCACAGTACCTGCGTTCAAAACAGGGCTGGCCCGTCGCCAGTCCACCCACCTTGTCGACAGTCAATTTACATCGGCCCTGTCGAACAGCCTGAGGTGCGGGTTTCGCAGCACCATCCGCGGTAGGTGAGGGATTCGAACCCCCGCAACCTTTCGGCTCGCTCTGGTTAGCAACCAGGGACATTACCTGGCTCTGTCAACCTACCATTTTGGAGCCCCCGGTGAGAGTCGAACTCACACTGAACTGGGTCTAAGCCAGTTTCCTCTACCGTTGGGATACGGAGGCCTAATCTTGATTCTTCTGTCTTGAATTGCGATCTACTTCAACGCCAGCCACAACATCGAAGAAATGAATCTCGCCACCATGCCGAGTGACAACGTACAGCTCGTCATCTGCGTTGGAGAACTCCAAGTCTGGATACTCACCCTCGTCATTAAGGTCCAAAAGATACTGTCGCAGAATCCTCTCACCCTTCGGGTCGCAAAACACATGATTGCGTACTCTGGTGTAAGGACAGTCCGGGTGATTCGTCAGTATTAGTGACTTAAATTGATCTACTGTTTTCATGATTTCCTTTTGTTGATTGGAGCCCACGGTGGGGATCGAACCCACAAATAATGGATCTTAAATCCATCGCCTTTACCAGTTAGGCTACGCAGGCTAGTCTTCACTATCAGATGAACGAGATCGGATAATCCTAGAGAGAGAAAAGGCAGCCACTATTCCAATGATGATCCCGATAATGGCGTTAGGTAGAACTATCACTCGGTTCCCCTTTTCTTGACGAGGGCCGATTCGTACATGTAGCCGACTTCTTTCAAGTCGCATTCGACACATATGCCCAGATCGACACGCTCCATAGGGCGAAGATCGAACATGGGCAGACATTCTTTGCAGATGAGAATTCTATCTTGTGGTGCCATTGGTACCTCCATTGGGATTCGAACCCAAACTACGAGCGCCAAAAACTCGGGTGCTGGCCATTACACTATAGAGGATCGTGAACGAAGTCAACCAGGGCCTCTCGTTGCAAGGAGCGGAGCAACGAACCGCGTCTCCCTGATTGACTTCTGGTGGGTCGAGACGGAGTTGAACCGCCACAGTCGAAACGTCTGGTTTACAGCCAGGTGGGCTCTCCAATGCCCAGTCGACCCGTGGAGCGCGTAATGGGATTTGAACCCATCCTTTGACCTTGGCAAGGTCATGTGCTTGCCGCTAACACTATACGCACAAGAGGAGCTGGCCGAGCCACATTGACGTGGACGATGCTGTGACCAGCCCCAGATTTGTTGTCGTGCCACCGGGAATTGAACCCGAATTTCTTCGGTATGAATGAAGCGTCCTAGCCAATTGGACGATGGCACAAAGTTCTAGTAGCGGTGCGTGTCACTAGGAAAACACCGCTACTAGATGGTGGCGCAGCCGGGAATTGAACCCGGATCTGAGGATTATGAGTCCCCCGTCGTACCGTTAGACTACCGCGCATCGAACTTAAATTGGTGGGCGAAGTGGGACTCGAACCCACGATCTTCTCCTTGTAAAAGAGGTATTTTAGCCAACTAAACTACACGCCCATATTTGGTGATCATAGCAGGACTTGAACCTGCGGCCTCTTCCACGTCAAGGAAGCGCTCTAGCCATCTGAGCTATACGATCATGTCCCTTCGTGTTCGTTGGTGAAACGCATACAGCCTCAAACGTTGGGCACACGGGTAACCACCCCGGCCCTATGATATAAGCTCTCCCGAAGGGAAGAGAGACAGCCATATTCCAGACTGCGCTAGATTTACCAGAACACCGTTATTTACAACAGCTGTGAATATAGCACCTTTGGTAAGGAATGCCTATCCAAGCTAGGCCTATTCGCATAGTCTCAGCTATTCGTTTGGAACCCCGGACGGGAATCGAACCCGCGTTCACCAGGTTGAAAACCTGATTGCCGAACCAGCACAGCACCGGGGCAAATTGGAGGGACGAGCGGGGGTTGAACCCGCTTGCACCAGGGCCACATCCTGGCGGCGCACCGACTTTGCCTTTCGCCCCATGATTGGTAATCGACAGAATGACATACTGTTGTCCAAGTCCACCGACTACCAAAGCTGTAACCCTGGGATTCGAACCCAGCGCATCGTGATTAACAGTCACGCGCCCCCGCCCAGAGGGCCCGGTTACAAAGTGCACCCGCAACCTCAGGAGCCAAAGGACCCCAGCGAGGCACGGGTGCGTATAGCCCATTCATTCGACGGTTACTAATCGGCAAAGAATGGGAAGAGTCTCACATGATGTCGGGCAGTTACTCCGACGTGAGTTTTGCATGCTGCCAGGATTTGGTTCAAACCCTCCCCCTGGCGGGAGACTCTACTTACCTTCGATCTTGTCGCCGAGAGTCTTCAAACCCTCTTCGACTCCTTCGATAGTTCCTTCAACGACTCCGATCACGGTAGTTGGAAGCTCCGTTATTGTTTTCGTCGCAGTCTTTGTGATGGTCTTGATTAGCCGACCTAACATATTTCTCCTTTGTGTTTGGTCTGGATGGTGGGATTCGAACCCACACGATATCCTGGCTCCAAACCAGGTGACCTTCCTCATGGTCCTCATCCAGTTGTTCAGCAGCTACCTCAAGCCTCACTGCCGAGAAGGAGTTGTCACCGCGGTGACCTCACGAGAGTTCCCACTGCACCACCACAGTTTATGCGTTCATGTAGATAGTCCTGGAACGTTCAAAGCCTTTTCCACATTTCCTTGTCTCACCTAGGTGGAGACTCATGGTGGGTCCTCTGAATAACCGTAGGTCTTAAATGGTCGGAGTGGAGAGATTCGAACTCTCGGCCCCTTGATCCCAAATCAAGTGCGCTACCAAGCTGCGCCACACTCCGAAGCTACTCGCCAACCAGTACCTAGACTAGCCAGCTTCTTGCCGTTAGAACGCCAAGCAAAGATACCTCCGACTCTCAGCGCCAACCACATAACATTGCGGCGCAACATCGAACGGAAATGACGTATCCTGCCGCCCTTAGGTCTAGCGGCCTGCATGACCTCACGAAATATCCGGTCAGCATCCTTCTTGGAGAAAAGCTGCTCCGAATACATGTAGTCATGGAAGTAGGAAGCGATCCTTTGAGGACCAGTTCCGCCTGTTTGCCACCACCTGAAGAAGAACGGTATCGAAGCGAAGTCTGTCATGAACCCCGAAGGTACCGTGACGTAGCCGACGTCCTTGTCGTACCAGATAGCTGGACCGGTAAGAATCCAGGTCTTATAGTCGGCCCATGTCGGTTCTTCACCGAGGGCAGCCTTTACGTCTCCGATCGGGACCAACGAAGGAGCCAACCGGACTATGTGTCCATCGTTACTGGAAAGTGGTCGTGCCATATCTATCTATCGGCATCCACACACAGAGTCGAACTGCCGCCGCGGATAACAGCGGGCCGAGGCCAGCAAATTAAGTTATCCCGTGGCACTAGGGCGGAACCCCAGCGTTAGCTAATATGCGTACCCCCACCGGGAGTTGAACCCGGATCTTCAGACTGAGAATCTGACGTCTTCGCCATTAGACCATGGGGGCTTACTGCCAGGTGAGTCCCTTGTCCCCATGCCCCGAAGGGTGGCTCGATGCGGTGCTCTCGTTTAGTTTCCTGTAGGCCATGAACCTCAGGACGCTCACCTTGCCTGGCGCAAGGACATTTATCTGAACTGTCTTCGCATTCTTCGGATGATCCACATGATCACCTGTCGATGTTTCAAGTAGAGGCAGGTCGCCGAAGCAGGCGTCGAACCCCTGTAGAGATTACAGTAGTAGCAAGCGAGCACAAGATTTTCGACTACCTTATGACCGCCATGGCAGGCAGGGAGGAAATGGTCGAGAGTAGGGCGGATCAATGACTTCTTATCCAACATGTCTAATTCACGATTGCACCAGTAGCAGAACGACCCGTCTCGCCACTCACAGTAAGCCATCTTGTAGCTCATGTTGTTCGAGCGCCCACCCCTCATCATTTCGTGCTTCCGATCAAGGATTGCCTGCACTGATCCCTGCGTGTAACCATGTTTGTCATACGGACTGAAAATCACATCCGAATAGTAACACAGAAGTTGTGGAGCAGAAGGGAATCGAACCCTTCACAGTCTCTTTGCAAGAGAGACTCGCCAGCCTTGGTACATGCTGCCCCAGTAGTATGGTGCCCCGACGGGGAATTGAACCCCGCAGCCAAGATTCGTAATCTCGGTGCCTGAATCCACAGGTCAGGGCAGAACACGGGCGTGCAGCCATTACACCTCGCAGCAGGCACCTATAGATACCACCCCAAAGTCTGCAGACTATGAGGCTCGCGTGCTGGGAATCGAACCCAGTACTTCCCGTTAGCGGTCCTGAGGGGAGTTGAACCCCCGACTACAGCTTGACAAGCTGGCGTGTTACCGTTACACCACAGGACCTTATTTAGTCAGTAGAGTACCACTTGAGACCCATACAGGGCGCAAGTAGGGATCTACTGACTAATTATGGCAGATCTATTCAGTTCTCAATGTTCAATTGTCTACCAGCTAGTAGACCTTTCGATGCTCCCCCGAGAGTCGAACTCGGACTTGACTGGATCAGAACCAGTAGCACTACCGTTATGCTAGGGAGCAATATTCAGTTGGAGCGACTAGACGGACTCGAACCGACGACATCTGCTTGGAAGGCAGAGATGTTACCAACTACACTATAGTCGCATACTTACTTACTTGGAGCCGGACCGGGGAGTCGAACCCCGTCAGTCTTCTTTACAAGAGAAGTGCAAGTCCACACCTGCGTGACCGGCATATTTGGCAGGGGTACGGGGGATCGAACCCCGCCTTGAGGTTTTGGAGACCTCAGTCTGACCAATCAGCACCCCTAAGATAGAGGCCACCCGAAGGTGTTACGCTTGCCAGCCCCAGACTGTGGTGCCACCGCAGATCCCGCGACCCGGTCGCTGGGAATGCCGAGGATCGACCACACTGGTCGTCGACTTCAACCGATTCTGTTCTGTAAAATCTTTCACATACATTGCGGGAGCCTCCTCTCGACTTGACTGCTACATGCTTCTTCGGCAGTATAACCACCTCTTGTAGCTTTTCCTTCCTTGAGAACTGAGAACTGGGTGGGCTGCTAATTTCCACACCCAGTCCTCTGCGGCTCGTATGCAGCGACCACCCTGACCGAAAGTCGCGCTCCGAGCTACGAGATGAACACTACACCACGTCTAACAACAATGCAAGTCAAACCTATTGAATTTCTGCCCACCACCAAGAATCTGCATAACCTGACTCATCCTTGAAGAACTTGGCCCCTGGCAAAAAGGTCTCAATCTGCTCCATCGAATAATCGAATGAGCGCGGACCATGAGCTGTGTACTTGTCGCCTCGGACAAACTGCACAAGGATCCGTGCATACGGTCTGGATGCCAGAACGATCAAAGACATCAACTTGTTGACACTGTCAAGGTCGTTGTGCTGAATCACTAGGACACAAAAAACCAGATCAAACCTTAGCCCGGTCGTCAAAGTGTCACAGCCCACGATGTTCTCAACATCCTTACTGCGTTTAGTGAACTCCTTGAGCATCTCCTCAGACGTATCGTAATTCGTGAAGAAGAGATCAGGATTTTCCTTAGCAAGAGGAATGCCCAGTCGACCCACGCCGCCACCAATTTCGAGCACCCTACCATGCTTGTCGGGCAATCTCTCTTGTAGAAGCCGTACCTGATAGTCGTGGACCCTCTCCCAATTGTCAGCTCCGAGCGACAAAACCCCAAAATCCGATGCTTGAGTATCCCAGTAATTCACTTCAATCCCTCACGAATCTTCTTCAGGGCTTTGGTGTGAATCTGACAGACCCTGCTCTCTGTGACTCCAAACTCACGGCCGATCTCTTTCAAAGATTTCCCTAGATAGTAATGCATCGTTATGACCATCACCTCGCGGTTGCCAAGATCGTCGATCGCCGTTACTACTGCCTCCGGGTCAAGATTCTCAAACATCTCTGACAATCCACCAATATCACGAGTGACGGTATCGGCGAGCGAAACAGAACCAGAGTCGTTTGGACGACGAGACTCCAATTGCATGTCGAGCGTATGGATCTGAGACAATTCAGAACCCGACCGAGTCTTCAGTATTTCTTCTTCGGTCATATCTGTCATCTCTATCAACTCGGCCATAGAAGGCGATTTCGAATCCGACTCTATAGCCTGTGCCAGCCTACGCTCACGACTACGAACAGAACGAGGCACCCAATCCTGAGAGCGTAACTCATCTAGGATCGCACCCTTAATTCGTCGTACAGCGAAGGTCTCGAATCGCAAACCCCTGGAATAATCAAAGCGAGACACCGCATCGATCAAGCCAAACTGGCCTGAAGAAATGAGATCATTCTTGTCGATGTGAGAGGGCATTCCCTTGCTCATCGCGTTGGCGCAGAACTCAACTAGATTCTGGAATTCCAAGACGATTCGATTTCGAACCTCCAAATCTCCATTCTGGGCTAATTCCCAATCTGTCTGCGTAATCATGTGCGATCTCCATAGCGGGCATAGTAATGGTACTACGAGGGTGCCAATAATCCACGATACGAATACCACGAAGCTTCGCTTCTGAAAGTATGTTGTCGTAGTCACGACGCCAGCGAGCCGATCCGTACAAATGAAGCACGGTCTCAGAGCGCCCGTCGAGGTCGGATGACTTGCTCACAAAACAATACCCAATATTAGCGGATACAGGATGCACAAGAGGATTGGCTCGCCGTTGCCAAACGATGAACGATTCGTATTCTCGTCTATTTCCCGCTAGTACTAGTTGTATTGTCATTGTCTGGGAATCTACCTGGACCGTAGCCAGGATGTGTGTGACTCACTTTATCGAATTCGTGAATGTGGGTTAGCTGCTTCAGACCTTCCTCAATAGGATTGTGGACGTGTACCTCTCGCGCAGCCTGTTGACGTCTAGCGGCGTCGGCCCACGGACCCACACCAGGCTCTTGTTCCTCTGTCGCTACAAAGGCCAGCGCTCCACGGCGAGTAAGAAACACACCAAGGACGTCGTCCTCTTCCATCACGTGGAACTTACCTTCATGTTCTTGAATGTTCATTTCAGCACCTGTGTTGGGACGACCGCTGTGCAGTGGGGGAGAACGATCGTATAGCGACAACGAACCAAAGCAAACTGCTCCTCAGCCGACTGCCTTAACTTCATGACCACTTCAGTATCGTCCAATTCGGCTGCGAAACCCTCACCAATCCGGTATTTCATCAATCTCATCGAACAACATGTGAGATGAACTCCGTCAGCTTCTTGCGAAACCCCCCACTTAGAGTCATCACAAACTTTACAGAGCAACATAACGCCCTCCTGTTCTCTAAGAACATCGGCGCAAAGGACTCTCTAACTGAGACCTCGTTGACTTTTGCGAATCTCACGAGGGTCTATTTCGTTCTTCGGAGAGTCTCTCCACTTCTCGACGTAAGCGTCCAGGTCGAAATCTGGATCACGGAGCGGAATGTCACTGTAATTACGTTCGATCAGATTCATCAGATTCCACAGCTCCTGAGCTGGATGAAAAGAACCGGTATCTTCGTCGTAATCAACCCCCTCGTTGAATTCCGTCTGATGTCGTTTAGCTGAGTCCCGATATTCGCGGTCTGGCTTCCCACCGAGCATCCAGTTCCCGTAGCCATACTTGTCCTCACCACGGGCCTGCACCCACGCGATCATCTTGGCGCATGTCGGATACAAATCCCAGTAATGCAAAGGTAACTTGTCGTCATTAAACCTTAGCGCCACCCGTTGGTCGGATTTATCCAAATCTACAGGACTAGATTGTCTAGGGACACTCGTCCAAGTCGTATGGCTCTCGTTTCCGTCACTCATCTTCTTCCTTTCTCACATAGGGTCTTCCAGTCACAATGACTCCGTACTTCCACAGCCCACTCAAAGGTTCAATCGGCTGGCGGTCGTCATAACGACGCATACTGTTAGCTGCAAACACATGCCATATGCGACTTAGCACGTAACGGGCAAACAGCTCTGCTCCAATGAAAGGAAGAGCAATCAGAACCTTACCGATAGGGATTCTGGTCAATTCCCTATCAGAGGCAGTAGTAACAGTTAAAGCTCTGCCCCCTTCGACCATCTTGAGCTTGCCGACTCTACCGTGCTTATCCACGAACCCCCAGATCATCCCATTGCCTGGCGACGTCGGGAATCTCCCGACAACCCAATCCGAGATGCGTGCAATCTGAGTCTCAAACACAATTGCAGTGTAACACGGCACCGGCCGGGATCCGTGACAGAAGGGGGGCTGCACGGATCCCGGCCGGGACAGAGGTGTCGCAGTGAGACTATACCTCACAAGTATCTGTTGTGCAATACCTTTCTCCTTCAGCTTCAAGAGCGGAGTTGTAAATTAGCTCCCAATCCAAAGGCTTTACCTCATTCTGAAGCTTAGCCGCCGCCTTCTCGTCGATGCGTTCATACGGCATTTGGGCATATGCACCAGTGTCGATAGGAAGCATTGACATTGTCTTCAGCTGACCAGCCTTGGCTGCTACCAACGCAGGAAGTTGACCTATCTCACTCTCCGCGAAACTAAGAGTACAGGAGACCATATTGTCGGACCACCAGCGCTGAAGCAGTACCGAAAGTTCAGCTTTCTCCCAAACACTGACATCTTCCTGAGTCCGAACGTTTGGCCCTGTGGTTGGAAATTCCACAACCGTAGTGGTCTTCGGATTCATGACGTCGGGTTCAGTGAAGTATCCAGCCTTTACAATCGCGACGAGTAATGGGTCTACGTTAGAGAAACGCATCCTACGAATGTAGGTTTCTGAAGCTATAGGCCAATGTACGCCAGGAGTGGCACCTGCAACAAGCGAGACAGTGCCTGACGGCTTAACCGTCGTCATTTTGATTGATTCTCGCACTCCCAGCCACTCACTGTACTGGATGTCGCGTGACTTGATTGCCTTGTACCCTTCGTCGAGCCACTTGCGAAGCTCAGTCCAGCCACGATCCTCGACAAACTGGGCGAGACCCGAAACAGAACAACCAATACGACGATTGCGTTGCATTACCTCATTAGTTTCTGGCCAATGCGTAGGCAACAAAGTGACGGCTTTGCCGTACAGATAGGCATGTTTCAGAGTCTGTCTGAAGTCTTCCGCGTTTTCGTGGTGATGAGGGAAAGTCTCAACGAGAGTGCAACATTCCATGTGCTCCAAAGGTTGCTCACCGCACGGATTGCAACCTTTGATTCGTGTGTCTTTATTGTCCGCTACATCCGCAAGACGGCCGTGAGTGCGCGCCAGATCAATGTAGAACAAACCAGGCTCACCATTGTCACTAATCAGTTTCACGAGATGTTCGTAGTCACCGTCAACATTAGCAAACACTGTGTTGTTGGAAGTCCAGCCCCATCCATCAGGACCCATCCGTTCTGGATTTACTTCGGAATTCTTGAGGTTCAGATAGTCCTCATCCTCTGAATCACCGAGAGCTATCAAAGCAGAGCGTCGTACGTTACCGCTAACCACACACTTGGCAATAAGGTTGCAAATATCTGTGATGTCAGTAGACGATATTGAATCTCCTGTCCTCTCCGTGAAGATCTCGTTCAGCTTGATGTGACAGTCTTCTAACGGATCAGGACCAGCAGCTATGCCACCGAAACCCTTGATCGGCTCACCCGCAGGTCGAACCTCACTGTAATCAAACTCCACTGGTCTGCGACCCTTGAAAAACCATGAAGCCAACAAAGCCCCAACTGAATCACACCAACCCTCGCGACTATCCGGAATGACAAATGTGTCAGCGTCACCTTCAGGCTGATGGAACGTCAATTTGCCCACACCTCTAGTGTCGAAGCCCACACCTACACCAAGCATAGACATTTCCATCAGACGAGTGAACGGAAGAGTGGCTGCCTCAAAACTATGAGTGCTGAGCTTCTCTGTGCTGATGAAACTGCAGTTCTGCAGAGAGGCTGAATTGCCTTGCTCGTTCACAAAACTTGTGCCCATCATCCAAAGACCGCGACCTGGGGGCATCCACTTGAAAACAAACATTCGCTCATAGGCGTCACGCGCTGAACGCTGTGCCTTGTGGTCGTTCCATGGGGTTCGGTTTGCCAGACAGTGATCCTTCAAAATGGAGTAATAACCCTCGACGCAACGACGACAAACTTCCCACCACCGCTCTTTAGATCCATCGTCTTTAAGACGAGAATACTTGGTGATGAAAGTTAGTTCGGCTAGAGAGTTTCCTCCACCTATCGGGAATCCCCACTCTGGTGTTTGACTCTTGAACTCCTCCAGGAATTCATCCGGAAGGCGGAAGCTCAGAAAGTCTGACACGGGGGTTCTCCTCGGTGTATTTGTAGTTCTAATAATACATCGGTAGAGAGATCCATGTGATGCAATAACTACACCAGTCAAAATGCCTTCTGGCCCATATATCTACTGGTCTTGTCTACATCGCACAGACAGAGAAGAGATTGTCACACAACTCTTATGAAATCAGCTTGAGTCTTCGATGCTGGACCACACACAAACGTAAGAGTCCCTGTTGTGGAATTAGACCCCGTCATGTTTTCAAACCATTCACTACCACCGTCCTGCGTAGGGCACTGCATCCACATTCGCGGTCCCCAATCGGATACCTGGAAACTGTGATAATGACCAGTGACAAAGAGGTCGACGTCGCCTATGTCGGACTTAGCCAAAGCCTGGCTTGAGATCCACTTCTTCTGCTTGGCTTCGGGCTGGCCAGCCGCTCCGCCACCAGGCAAATGACCATGAGAAAATCCCACAGAAGTCCCGTAGATGTCAAGAGTACACCAGAGCTTGTTCTCCAGTGGAACAAAATGAACATGGCCGAAAGCTTCTTCGTTCTCACCAAGACGATCAGCAGTCACTTCCAACAACTGGGTGTCTTTGTTGTCTCCCGTATCAGTGTAAGCCTTGCCGTTCTTGCGATTCTCACCATGATTACCACCCACCGAAACAACCACCAATCTGGTGGATTCAGCAGCGAACATCACAATGATGTTTCTAAACAGACGCGCCGCAAGTCTGAATTGCTGGCGCTCATTTAGATCAGTCTTGAACGTCTGCATGGCGTAATGCCCATCACAGGCCTCAACCATGTCACCCATACCAACGATGTAGACAGTCTCAATCTGGATGCCCATCCTGCGAAGTTGTTTCAGGCGGTGAAGAGATGCGTGAGCGCTCGCCATGATTCGGTTACGAATCCCCACAGTGCCATCAGATTCGGCTTTACCAATCTGCCAGTCTGCAAGGCAAACCACAAATCCATTGGGGTCGGCATACTTGGCCTCCATGATCTTCTTCGTTGGGGGTCTAACCGCTTTCAACCCCTCGGTGAACTCTTTCTCAGGCATCCACTTGTATCGACCACGTAAATGAACGGGCGCACGGTAATAATGCATTCGCTGCACAATCCCCGAACCCACAGCCATATCCCAGACACGCATGTCAAGAACCGCGTCGGGGTTGATCTCGTACTTCTCTTGGTCTAGACCTAATTCGCCAAGAATTCCATCCCACTCACCCTCACCGGGAGGAGTGTCCACAGGGCCACTATAGATGTAGCCCGCGCCATCTGTAATCTCAACTCCCCGCTCCCAGCCTTTCGCATGCTCTTTCGTGTCACGCTTTTTCTGTTCGACCACTTTGGTTTCGTCCTGGACAACCTGTAGCTCTTCAATCTCATCAGACAATGTCATACGTTAAACCTCTTTGTAGTTGTTATCTGGTGTCATGTTTCTGACGATAGCGACGAACACTGCTCTCGCCGATCTCGTAGCCACGCCTCCGAAGTACCTTCGCGATCGCCGCTGTACCAAACTTGGTATTCGTAACGTGAGCATGAAGCTCTTTGCGTTCCGATTCGGAAAGCCCTTCAGATCCCTCAGATGGCAAAGCGAATCCGTTAACGATCTGATCGATCCTTGACCCTTTCCCCATGGTAGCTTCCTCGAACTCCTCAAGTAATTCCATAGCCCTCCTCGGTGGCTCAATTGAATGATAACCTCAACCGGAGGTGGGCGGTGGGAAATCCGGTGGACATCCGATGTTTGTCTATCGACATACCCGGAGGTCAGTTTAACTGTATCCTACCCTCAGGCATACCGAAGGAGACATCATGGGAAAGCATTCAGAACTAGAGAGCCTACAGCAAAAGGCAGTCGCTATCGCAGCGATAGAGGACCGAACCAAACGGCACAAGGGCGGTCAGATGCTACACGCCGAGTGCAAGTCGCTTGACGATGAATACCGAATTCTCGGAAGCCTCGACGTAGAAGCCGAAATCGCACTGCGCGCTGTTCTGAAGATCCTCTTCGAGTACATACTGCACGATGCGATAGAAGAAGCAGAAGAAGATTGGGGTTACGCTATGGGTATCGACGAGCGCGGATCCGAAGACAGCATTCACAACATCCTAAAAGGTTCATAATGGAAACAGCAGCATGGGAAAAGGCAATGCAGGACCTAGTTCTTGCTTCCGTAGACGAAAGGATCCTGGACATCTCTGTCGGGGACACAGAACTGGAAGTCGAAGCGGCCTCTAGTATGACTACACGAATGGCTGGGCTTGCGGAAAGAAGTGAAATGCCACAAGACGGTATGTTGTTCCTCTACGACACAGACGTCGACAAAGCGTATCACCGTACAGACATGCGGTTCCCGATCACAATCTGGTTCTACGACTCGGCTGGCTCCCTCGTCCATGCCGACACCCAAACGACGATAGTCAAGCCTTCCGTCTCGTATCGCTACGTTCTAGAAACGCACGCAGATCTAAAGTTAGAAGGCAACCTATCGATCCACGGCCTCGCTTGACCAGCGACCATCTTCGTCTTTCCCTTCAACCAGAAGATTACGGGGCCTCATAGCCGTCTTTACGTTCGCGTCAATTACGGCTGCCATCCCTCCCTGCATCTTTAGCCACAGCTGAAACTTGGGTGACTCTGCCATACGGCGCCACGCGACCCGTTCGTTCTGATGTTGCGACTTCTTCTCGCTAGCCTCGCCTCTGGCACCTGATTCACGATGGATCCAACGAACCCCCGTATCGCGCTTGTTCCTGTGCTGACCACCAGGACCCGACCCCCTAAAGGTCTGACGGTCGCAATCCTTCCTGGTCACAGAGACGATCAGTTCACGTTCTTCCACAATTATCTCCCCGCTATTGGTCTTTCTTCCCGAGTAGGGTGAGATCCACCAATCCTCTTCTCTTCCCAGAATCTCTGAGGAAACATATCTCGGAAGAACGACAGCGCCTTGTGAGCCGAATGAACGCGATCATTCTTACTTCTGTCTTTTTCGGTCTCGGCACTCAACTGTCGGAGTTTTCGATATGCCCCATCGATACCACCCACAGACCCCCACAATTTGATCTCGCCATACTCTGACCCAAGTTTCTCCTGAAGGTCCTTCTCGACCTCTCGTGCCGACCAGGTCTGTCTAGTGGGATGGTTCAATGGCGCATCTAGCTCCACTAGCAACACCCTTCGCTTCGTTTTCATGTTTTCCTCTTCCAATTCTTTTTGCTCTTATAGGTGTGTTTTTGCTTCGGACCCCTGTAGGTTCGACTGTCATCGTCTGGAATCCAACCACGTTCACCACGAATCCAGTGCATCTCACAATGCTTGCAGTAAGCATACTTGTTAGTGAAGAGCATCTGGTTGAAATGACTGCAGTGGATTTTGTGACTTGACAGACTCATCACGAACATGTTAGCATCCGGCGATGAGTTTGGCAAATGGACCTCATTGGAAATTAATGAGGTCCGAACATCTGGAGTTAGAACCTCGGTGCCGAGCTTGCACTGCAAACGAACACTTGCAGATCCCCATTACGAGTAAACACTTGCACATCCATCATCTAATCTATAGAGGTTACGAAAAACGAGGAGAAAAGGAGAAGCCTGGTGATCTAGTCACTCTATGTGAAAAACATCACGATGAACTTCATTCCATTTTCGGAACTTCACTTCAAACGCAAAAACAGAAGCAAGAACAGAAACTATGGATCACGAAGACCGCCGCCAAAGCGCGAGCCAAGAAAACCAACAAACCTGCCAAGAAAACCAACAAACCTGCCAAGACCGCTGCCAAGGTATCTTCTCGTCGAATGTGTGTTACTTGTAAGCGTGAGATTTTAAGAAAACATCGAGAAAAGAAGAACAAGAACGAACAGTGGGTCCATGCGACCGGCTGCCCCAAGAAGACAACCTAAGATTCACTGAAAGCTCAGGATTAGGGCCAGAACGCAAGGATCTGGTAGGTCATAGACCTCGATGCCAAGCCGGAATGACTCCCGGACGAAGCCGCTTGAGTGAGAGAACAAAGCCGTTTAATGAGCGGAGTTCCTGTAAGTTACTTAGGAAATAGAGCTTTTCCAAATTTTCGAAAAGCCTTGGATGTCTACCTCAGTGGACCCCCGGCAAAGCCGGAACACCCTACAAAGTTGAAAGTACCAAAGCGTTGATCTCTCTTATCTCTGAAACACTCTTCACCGAACACAGTGAGGAATTTCGAAGCGAAGCTGAGACATCATGCCCGCCGCAGGCGTATCAAAGGGAGCTGGGATGGAGCGAAGCGCCCAGCGACTGGAGAAAGTTCGAAAGTTCGAAAAGTTTGAAAGGGTTAAACGAGTGCGAGGAAGATCCGATAGAGGTGGAGGAGCACGAAACATGACTCATTCCGCCGCGATAGATCGAGAACTACTCCACTCGTGGTTGTGGGTTCACAAAGACGGAAGAGGTTTCGTCTCTGGTTCCCAGCAGCAGATTGCTGCAACACTGAGCTGCACTGCGCCAACAGTAAGTCGTTTGTTTGGTGAGTTAATAGCAGCCGGTAAATTGGTGAAGCAGGGTAAGCGCTTCCGAGTGATAGACCCTGTTGACACCCCAATACTGAATTGAGGTTCAGAATGGATGTATCCCCAGTTATCAATGACGTGACCGTAATCATCGGTCTCTTCACTCCCTTTTTGACAGCTATTGTCATCAGGGCGAAAGATCACGATTGGATCAAAGGAGCCGTTTCAATTCTAGCAGCAGTCGTGGCAGGTATCGTTATTTCTGCCGGTCATGACGCAGGCTTCGATTTGAACGACACGATCAATCAGGCAACGGGTATTGTCAGTATCCACATTGTTTCGTGGCTGATGGTCACTGGTGCTCTTGTCAAGAGAGTTTCTGACAGGACAGCTGGTTTTGGGCTCGACTTTGGGCTCGATCTGGGTCGTTAGGCCTGTTTCTGTTCGTTGCGTTTGACTAGCAGCCTATGTATGAGCTAAGGTGAGAGTATGTCTGATCGACTTAACGAACTAAACCAAAAACTTGTGGAAGAGCTGGGTCATATAGGTCTCCACGTAAAACAGTTAGAACCTCGGATTGGCCTCAGGGCTGAAGACGAACCCGACGACGAGGGAAACCCAGTCCCTCGCGTCGATCTCAATGCTGCCGATGACGCAGAGGGCGCTTTGGTTGATGGAGTAAAGAGCGGTGATGTCATTTATGGCCTTGACGTTGTTTGCTCTGTCAACCAGATGGCGTGGACTGACAGGATCTTGCATCCGGAGCAGCATGAGATGGACACTCAGGCAGAGATTCTGTTGGGTGATGACGACGACGCTATCGCTGCGTATATTGCCAGCGAGCTTGAGAATGGCGTTCCTAAATCCGAGATCAGGATTCCTCCTGAACTCCTTGAAGGTGACTGATGAATGAGGAGGTTTGGGAAAATGTCAGCGGCATGCTATGTCACGTCACAAGAGTTAACTGGGCGACTAGAACAACTTTGTCGATGTTGATTTTACCTGGATTAACGGCCACTCTTACTGATGTAGACCGTGAAAAATACAACCAATATCCAGGAAATCCATTCGACAACGGAACACTAATTGAGATTGTAGATCCTGACGATGGGAGAGACATGAAGTGGGACCTGTATGAGCATGAAACCAAACGGTGGCCTAACGGAACAAGCACAAAGTGCCTCAGTTGCGGAAAAGCTATCCGAGTTTCAGAACCTGCTGTCGCGACTAGGTCAACACATGTCGGCACTCTCGCCTTCCATTACGAATGTCTCCAAGAGCTTGCAAAACTTACTCCCTCTGGTATCACCCACGACAGAATTGCCGAACAGATCGCCATTACAGATGGAGACCCTTTCGGCTTCAAGAAAAGGAATGGATATGCTTGATATGACAATTCACCACACCATCAACGGCGTGGCATTCGAGGCTAATGCGGACTCACAGCAATACCGTGTAGACAAAGAGAAGGAGGCCTCTGTTTCAGCGAAATACTGGGCGAAACTGTCCGACGAAACACGCGATGCATATCGACGTATCGCGTCGGTCTCTCTCGAACTTCTACACAGTTCAGTCGAGTACTGGTTGCCACACAGCCTGATAGAGAACGCTCCTGGCGACAAGATCACAATAACCAGTGAGATCCTGTTCACCGACGTGCATTCTCAGGTCAGCTTGATGGATGAGACCACAGCGTTTGAAGAGGCTCGCATGTGGGAGAAGATTCAGTCCAAAGTGAGGAATGCCCGCGCTAAGCGCACTGACGAGGAGTTCATGGAATACATAGATGGCTGCATCTCCCATGGTTCACGTCTAAACAACGACGAAGTGAAGCGTCTCAGGGAAATGGTCTAACCCTTGAAAGATTGACGTACCATGCCGAAAGTTCTGTATGGGAGCTGCATACGGCAAGGGCGACAGAGGGAAGGCAACGAGACTGCACAGCAAGATCGTTAGAGAACGTGCAGGTAATCGATGTGAACACTGCGCACGAGCACCAGGTGATATCAACCCTGCCACAGGTAAACCTGTGAAGATGATGAACTGTGCTCACATAATCTCCCGGCACATGGCAGCTACCAGAACAGATGAGCTAAATGCTTTCTGTTTCTGTGCATCCTGCCATTGGTACTTCGGTAAGTGGCCTGTAGAGTTCGCTCGGTTCGTATTTGCCGCGGTTGGTGAAGCATGGTATGACAATCTGTTCATGAAGGCCCAGTTTGGCAAGGGCAAGAAGATAAACTGGACAGAAGAACTCGAACGACTTGAGAGCGTGTGGGATGAGACCATCAATGATAGCGGGATGTCCAGCTAACGGACGAGAATGGATCATCAAGCAATGGGTCCAGTATCTGGCTATGGCTGGGCGCGAAGCAGACGTGAATCTATCTCTGTACCTCCTGGCCCCTGATAAAGCAATCGAGTTAAACACCGCGTTCACTGAGGCATGTGAGACCCATGAGGTCTGCCCGATACTCGTCACTCAAGAAGAAGAGATTCGGGAGGACACACGCGTCTGGGACCTTCCTCGCTATGAGGTGATGACTCAGCTACGAAACAAGATGCTAGAAACTATCCGTCTCATGCAGCCTGACTATTTTCTGTCGATTGATAGCGACATCTTGATCGGACCAGGAGTTCTTCCGAAGATGATTGACGATCTCGACAACAGTGATTTCGACGCAGTGGGTTCTAAATGCTATTTGGCCAAAGGTCCGCGCAGTACCGGCAAGGACGGACGTAAGCCAATCTGCCATGTAGTTAACTATGCAAAGCTCAACAGCAACGGAAACCTTCTTCGAAAGGATCAGGAAGGGTTCTTTCCTGTTGACGTGCTCATGGCTATCAAGCTAATGTCTCCTCAAGCCTACAACGTGGACTATGAGGCCCATCGACAAGGTGAAGACATTGGCTGGTCCAAGGCAGTTCGGGCGAAAGGTCTAAAACTAGGGTGGGATGGTCGAATGGTCAGCAAGCACTGCATGAGTGTGGAAGATTTGCATCAAGTAGACGATCGGGTCGGCTGGTGAGAGAACTAGAAGACGGACAAACATTTGCGATACTTCCGAATGCCGGATGGTGGATCTTCAAAGGTACCACAGTTGGCTTGGGTCAAGATTTAGGTGGAGTGCTATTCCTTGTTTGGGGGACTAGTTTCAATTCTGTTTGGACTCCCTGTCCACGAGGGACCACTGTTGTGATAAACGCTGTCGCAGATAAAGGACCGCCCCACGTCGCTTATGCATTAAGTGCACAGGGACTCACCCCCACAGGGAATTAGAATGAGCATCACGTTGGTAGTTGTCAACTACAAGACTCCTGACGATCTGTTCAATTTCTGTACCAGTTACGAAGAGAACATCCCGAAGGTTCTTAGTCAACTCGTTATCGTCAACAACGAGCCCGAGAAGGCAGACCTCAAAGTCGCTCAGTATTTCATAGACAAAGGAACCTGCATTCATCAACTCGCACAGGGAAACCTGTACTATTCGGGCGCCCTTAATCTTGCGGGCTACAGCATCCCGGACCTTGATGGCGTAGTAGCGTTCTTCAATGCAGATACCTTGCTTACTCCAGGGGTGGTCGACTCCTGCTACGACCTGCTTCAGTCTGACAGCACCATCGGAGTCGTGGGTCCAGGGCAGGTCAACAGCGGGGGTCGGGTGACTCATGCAGGAATCTTCGGTACTCCCAAAGCTCCTAAGCATCGTGGTTGGAAAGATCGTTGGCGTGAAGAATACGAAGACGTCCGCGAAGCGGTGACTGTCTCAGGTTCGGCATACTTTGTCAAACAAGAAGTGTTTCAATGGTTGGATGTGTGTCCTCTGTACAGAGATCTCTATCCAAACGTCGAAGGACCGTTTCTTCCCACGACCCATTACTATGAAGAAACCTGGTTCTCCTACCACGCACGGGCTCACGGCTACAAGGTCATGTACAATGGCAAGGCTAAGATGATTCACGAATGGCACAAGGCCTCACCTGTAGGAGGCTGGGCCGAACAACAGATGCCCATCTCGCGAAAGATGTTTCGTGAAATGTGCGACCACCACGGGATACAACACGATTAGGAAATCATGCGATTGATTTACGGAATGATGGTAACCAAGAATGAAGAGAATCGTCATTTAGAAAACATGTTGATTCATGCCAAGACAATAGTCGATCACATGTTTGTGTACGACGACAGATCCACTGACGATACCGCCAAGATATGTGCCGATTACGGGGCCTCAGTTGTCGTTCGTGCACCGGAAGACCCGTCCTTCGCATTTAATGAGGGGTTGTTTCGACAGGATGCGTGGGACGTATTCAGTGCATCTACCGGAGTAGGAGAAGAGGACTGGGTATTAGCCCTGGACGCCGATGAATTTCTAGTCAGAGAAGACGGCGAGTCGCCCAGGAGGGCAGTTCACAGCGCATGTCAGGGCGCCGAAATGGTGGATATTGACGCTATCGTTATCAAGTTCCAGGAAATCTGGGGTCTAGATCCGATGGTTTACAGAGTCGACGGCTGGTGGAACAAGAACCAACATCCACGCCTATTCCGATTCAAGCCACATGGCGAATGGAACAACAAACAACTGGGTGGAGGGTCCTGGCCAAGCTACGTGACCAAGGATTCGTCAATCATCTCTTACGATTTGAGAATCTTGCACTTCGGTTACGTCAATGCCGAAGATCGCATCGCCAAGCATAAGCGGTATTCAGCATTGATAGGAAGTCACAGCAGACGGCACATCCAATCAATTATCACTACGCCAACACTTGTTGAATGGGAGGGCGGTCGACCGTGATCCCTGACACGGTAGGCGTAGTCATTGGTACATTTGGGGACGACCCGGAATGGGGACCACTAGCTCTTAGAGCGATGTATTCTGCTGAGGATACAGGTGCCGACAGGCTCGTCTGGAAGCATGAGGACACTCTGCAACATGCACGCAATAGGGGTGCTGACGAATTATTCGAGCTAGGAGTCGAGTGGTTCATCTTCCTCGACGCGGACGACGAGCTTAGTCCTAACTACGTAGACGCCATGCTTGCGGGAGAAGGAGATATCAGAAAACCTTCAACTATTGGTATCTATCCCGACGGTCACGAAGATGACGCCCCTACGATGATTCCTGAGAGGGATATCAACACATCCAATCACATCGTGATCGGAGCCATGTGTAGAGCTGAACTCTTTCAGGAGGTCGGGGGATTCCGTGACTATCCGGTATTAGAGGATTGGGATCTCTGGAGAAGAATGGTTAAGGCGGGAGCGAAGGTAGTGGAAGTTCCTGACGCCGTATATCGAATACACGTTAACCCAGACTCACGAAACACAAACAGAGACCTACACAACAGAGTCTACAATCAGATCAGGAGAAACTAATGAAGATCGCTTATCTGGGGAACTTCGAGCCAGAACACAGCACAGAAAACCACGTATACAGGGCTCTTGCGTATCTCGATCATGAAGTCATGCAGTTCCAAGAAAACAATCTGGAACGATGGAACCAACTGATTGTTTCGATGTCCGAGTTCGACATGGTGCTGTGGACTCGTACGGGTTGGGGCGCGGCGGGACCGTCGCATCAACTACAAATAAACATGCTGGACGCTGCAGAAGAAGTGGACGTCCCTACGGTCGGCTACCACCTCGACAGATGGTGGGGTCTCAACCGATCAGGAGAGGTGCTGTCTGAACCGTTCTTCAAGGTTTCTCTCTTGATAACTGCAGACGGCGATCCGAATCATCAGGAGAAATTCGAAGCGGCTCTCGTCAATCATTATTGGATGCCACCGGGAGTCTCTCAGCATGAGTGCCTTCGTACACCGCGATTCGTAAACGAACGCTCACACGACGTGGTCTTTGCAGGATCTCATTTGGATTATCACAAGGAATGGAAGTACAGGATGTCCCTGGTCCATTTCCTCAAGAAAACCTTTGGTCCTCGTCTAGGCCTGTACCCGATTCCGGGTCAACACGCGTTACGAGGCCAGGGTCTGGTGGACCTGTATCACAGCTCCAAAGTCATGGTTGGTGATTCTTGTCTCAATGGTGGAATCACTCATTATTGGTCTGATCGGATTCCGGAAACCTTAGGTCGAGCCGGTTTTCTCATTCACCCTGAAGTCGAAGGTCTGTCAGATCACTTTACGTCTGGCAAGCATCTTGTGACTTACGAGCTTGGCAATTGGAAACAACTCCAAGCCATCATAGAAGAATACGTGAACGATGATGAGAAACGCTTGAACATCGCCCAACAGGGACAGGCTCACGTGTTGATGAATCACACCTACGAAGTGAGGATGGGTCAACTCATGGACTTGCTCACGAAACGAAAGATGATCTGATGCTTCTGAATGGCAAGCACGAACTCAGGTTGCCCGACGACAGAGCTAAACAATGGCAGACGTGGGCTGATCGTGGCACTAATTGGGAACCCGAACGTCTCGAATCGATAATGAACTTTCTGTCCGAAGGTGACGAACATACCATTTTTGATATCGGTTCGGAACGAGGTGACTTCCCGGCACTGTGGTCCACTACGGGGGCCAGGGTGGTCATGGTCGAACCCAATGCACTGTTCTGGCCAGAGATTCGTGAGATTTGGAACCTGAACAACACGACCCCACCTGTAGGGATGATCATTGGCTTCGCAGGTCCCTTACCAAAGGGTCCGCGTTCACCCTTCGGTACTTGGCCAGGAGACTCGCTCGGGGAGCACCATAAAGATCCAGGATTTCACCGACTGCCGGATTACCCAGACGCCACAGTCATCACAATTGATGAACTGTCTGCCTATTTCGGGTCCCCGACGGCCATCTCAATGGATATAGAAGGGGCCGAACTACAAGCTCTCAGAGGTGGAGTTGAAACGTTTCAGGATGGCAGGCCTGTGGTGTGGGTTTCAGTGCATCCCGACTTCATGCCCCAATACCTAGATAAGAAAGAGAACCTCTTGTTGTTTATGGAACAGATGGAGTACGACGCGGAGCTACTCGCAGTCGACCATGAAGAACATTGGATGTTCACGCCAAGATGAGCTGGTCCGAACATGTTGACAGTCTAGTCACAGGCACTCATACCAACTGCCAAATAGGATGCGCTACGCATCGTCACACAGCGGTCCCGATCGACCTGTCGTTCAGCAATAGGTATGTACCAGACTATCCGCAACTACCAGATATCAAATTCCGAATTGATTGTTTCGTAGAGCCAGTCGCGAGCAGTGCGGCAGGTTATTGCCCCGGCCGAGGCGAAGTGTCTCGTTCTATTCGTAGTCAGGGTATTTGGGAAGGATATGACACGGGTTTGGCGATTTCGATCTTAGAGGATAAGAGTCCCGGAATCTTTATGGACTTCGGTTCTAACGTCGGCTGGTACTCGATCATTGCTCGCGGGCTTGATCGCAATGTTTTAGCCTTTGAGGCGGATCCACATTTCATTCAGTCAATGGAAGTCAGCATGTCGAACAACGGCTTCAACACGGATTGGATGATTGTTCACGGATGGATAGACGAAGACACCCCCTCTCTCCCTATCCAAGCTGGTTTGGATCCCGCTCCGCATGTCCGCTTAGTGAAATCAGACACAGAAGGGGCCGAATGTCACGTCATTCATATGCTTCAGAATTTCTTCGAACATGGTATGATCGACTACATGATGCTTGAGCTGTCACCGATGTTTGGTGGGTGGGAAGAAACCCAAGACGCACTTAGTCTTCGCAAAGACAAGTACGAGCTGTTTAAGGTTCCTGACAAAGGCTACGATCCGGTCGGGTTCGCTGCCAATCCTCTAGGGTCAACCATCAATACGTTACCTCTAAACCCGGCGATCCTATCGGACCAGGTCACCGGACTTCTCGTAAGGAGAGACCTTTTATGACAATTCCTGCTGTTCCTGTCACGTGGCTCAACTTGAACCCCAAAGCTCCGGCACGCGGGTATTGGGACCAGGGAATGCTGGAAGACCTGTTTGCCAATGAACTTTGGCAGCCAGCTGGTCATCATGTCTTTGAACACATCGAAGGCGCCATGCCTCCGGACGGGGGCTCTGTGGTTGTTATCCCTGCCCGACAGAACGCCAAGTACATTAAGGAGATCAACAAGATCCTCCAGTCTATCGAATGGGCGCTTGTCATTCTGACAGGAGACGAAGAAGGCGAATTCCCTGTAGAGCAGCTTGATCATCCGAATATGCGAATTTGGTTGATGACTCCTCAGAAAGATCGTGACTACAGCAATGTACGGCGCTTCATTGGGACCATGTACCCACCAGGCCTACGTCAGCATTTGCGTTCAAACCCACCTGACAAGTCCACTCCGGTATTCTTCTCTGGTCAGGACACTCATAGTCGCAGACATGAGGCCATCGCTGCCTTCCAGAACTACAAAGGTGCAGACGTCACAGGCACTCCTGGCTTTATCCAGGGCCTCGATCAGAAGAACTACTGGGATCGTCTAGCGGGAGCCAAGATAGCCCCTGCCCCAGGCGGTCCAGTGTCCCCCGATTCGTTCCGTCTCTTCGAGGCTCTCGAAACTGGTTGCGTTCCCATCGTGGACGTAGCATCTGGCAAAGAACATTTCCCTGAGTTCTGGGAGATGATATTCGGCAAGAATCGTCCACTTCTGGAGATCACAGACTGGCATCGCGCCGGGACAATAGCCAACAAAGCTATCCAGAACTGGCCCGCAGAAGCCAACAAGGTGTTCAACTGGTGGCAGCATTACAAACGCGATCTTTCCTATGGACTTCGTGATGACGTAAACTCTCTAAGTGGGATCGGAGGCCAAGGCGACTTCAGTGACCAGGTCACCGTTCTCATGCCTTCTAGCCCAATCAAATCTCACCCAAGCACACACATCATTGAAGAAACCATTGAGTCGATTCGTTCTCAGCCCGAACTGGAGCATTGTGAAATCATCATCATGCTTGACGGCGTTCGTCCAGAACAGAACACTCGCAAAGGCGATTACGAAGAGCACACACGTAGACTGTTGTGGTTGTGCAATAATGCTTGGTCGAACGTGATCGTTCATCTTCACGAAGACCACCTACATCAAGGAATGATGACTCGTAAGGCTCTGGAGTCTTTGGTCCAGACTGGGTTGATTTTGTTCATCGAACAAGACACTCCAATCTGCGATTTCATTGAATGGGAAGGCATGGGCGAAGCGATTCGTACCGGAGCGGCGAACATAATTCGTCTCCATCACGAAGCCATGATTTTGCCCGATCATTTACATCTGATGATTCAACCTCCGTTGATCCGTGGCAACGTTCGCATCACCCGCACGGTGCAATGGTCTCAGAGACCTCATTTGGCTAGTACTGAATTCTATCGCTGGATGACTTCCACCTACTTCGGCGGAGAATCTCGGACGATGATCGAAGATGTGATGTATTCCGTCTTGGAAACCCACTATCGGGAAAAGGGAATAGAAGGTTGGGAGAAGTTCAAGCTCTGGATCTACACGCCCATAGCTGATCACATCAAACGCTCATATCACACAGATGGACGAGAAGGCGAGTCCAAGTACACGATGACTTTCGCATACGACGACGAAGCATCAGCTAAGTACGCGCCATTCGCAGGAGTGATCGATGGCTGACGACAGGACTATCAAAGAAAGGTACCACAGTTGGCTTGGGGTCGAACCTTCACGAACATGGTCGCCGTACTATCCGGTATGGCTTGAAACGAAACGTGAACTTGAAGAGGAAATGAAACAAGAAGAAACGAGGAACAATGGCTAGAGACGGACTTCGTATTGGGCTTGTTGCTCGTGCGGACGTTACCGGATTGGGGATACAGACCCGAGATTTCTATCGACACATGAAACCAGATCACGTGATGATCGTGGATCTCAGTCACCTATCCGGACGGATACTCAACAGGCATTGGTACCCCGACGCTGACAGCGTAGTGAAATACGTTCCGTATCCAGAGACCCCTGTTCTGAAGAATCCAGATGCTGATACCAAGCGCGCAATAGATCAGATGGTTGAACAGGTTGACCTTGTGTTTACCTGCGAGACGGTGTACGACTACTACCTGATACACGCAGCTCAGAAGAAGGGCGTGAAGGTAGTTCTCCAATACAACTTTGAGTTGCTCGATCACGTCCACAACACGGGTCTTCCCCAGCCAGACGTATTTATGGCTCCGAGCATGTGGCGTTACGAAGATATCTCTTTCCCTCATAAGGTATTTGTCCCGGTTCCGGTGGACCGCGAGATCTTCAAGCCGCAGAAGTGGGACTCTCCGGTCATCAATCAATGGATCCATCCAGGTGGGAACCCGGTGATGGAAGACCGAAATGGTACCAAAGTATGTATAGAGGCATGGAACTACACCAAGTCTAACGCCAGGTTGAAAGTCACTACCCCCGACCGTCAGATAATGGCCCCGAACAACAAGGTCCATGTGGCACGCGGTCTAGCTAAAGAACCCCAAGACAACTACGTAGGAGCAGAAGGGTTCGTGTTTCCTCGCAAGTTCGGTGGTCTCTGCTTGCCCCTGAACGAAGCAATGTCGATAGGAATGCCGTGCCTCATGTCTGGTGTGAAACCACAAGTCCAGTTCCTCCCTGCCGAAGCATTAGTCTCTGCCCCACAGCATCGCATCGTCTACACTAAGACAGATATCGCCGTACACGAGCCTGATGCCGTTGAGGTAGCCGCAGTTGTTGACCGGCTATCAGAAGACCCTGAGCTAGTAGCGAGCCTTAGAGAGCGTACAGCAGCCCTTGGAGAGAAGATCTCCTGGAAGAGAATGACACCGTACTACGATGATGTGTTCCGCGTTATCTGTTCCGGGTACCTTCCAGAGCAACGATTCGCCTGGTAAGTAAGTATGTTCGTCTCCGAAATTTCTACCACCCACTCAGCATTGCGCATGTTAACCAGATGATCCTGGACCAGATGATCCCAACGAATCATTGCAATCCTGTGCTTGCTGTGGAAGGATGTGACCATGACTGTATCGATGATTGCTGAAGATGGGTTTGTTCTGTTCCAACCTAATGACCAGATCCCTCATGCTGATGGTTTGTATTTCTATCCGGGGGCTTCGTCTTTCTATTCGCAGAATTCGTTTTCTGTGTGGTATCCGATTGTGTTCATTCCGTACGGGACGCAACAAGTTCATTGTGCTTACTGTGGAGGGGGAGTAGCTCTTTCTTCTATTCCTCATCTGTCTGCATGTAGGGCTCATCACACTAACGACCCAATTCATTTGTATTACACGGTCGTGCATCGGGTCCACCCTGCGCAATGGAACGAGATACGGAGACACTTGGGGCCTCTCAGCCCACATCTGTACACCTTCGCTTATGAGGGCTCTTTCTACAACTTGAAAGAAGGGTCATATTCTGTCAAATACGAAGATGGGCCGTGGTCGTTTAAAGGTAATGAAATCAATGGGTATTTCAGAGACGAACTCCGTGGATACCTCCAGAACAATGCCCTTGACATCTCAAAGATTGACTTGACGGGTCTCATATGTTGATCATCCCTTGCCGCGGTGGTTACGGTGCGTTTCCTTCTGCTAAGATCTACGACTGTGAAACTCCCGGAGAGTTCATTTGTAACTCCCTTATCCGTTCGCAGTTGATGAGCAATAGCGCCATAGTTAGAGAACTGAAGACAATTGAGGATGCGTTCAGTAAGTTGTGGGTTTTCCCGTGCACCTTTGTAATTAACGTACCAGAGTTTAGAGATCTGAAGATCCGGTGTCCTTATTGCGACGACACTGAAACCATTTCAAACGTGACTTTCCAACCTGCCAGTTGCGACGACACATACCATCGTTGTGTGAAATGTCGATTTCTGTGGGTTGCGATCGTATTTGGTAAGCTTTACGAGCCACGTATGAGACCGTTCTCAAAGAACGTCGAGCCGTTCAATCGCATTGTATATTCCTGACAGACAAGAGACCAAAATGCAAATGTTGATAGTTATAGCCATAGGAATAGCAGGCCCCCCATTCGGGGCGTTGATCTCCTACAGATCATTCAAAAAGCTCTACAAAGCAAGGCAAGACCTCGACCACAAACAGATCGACCATTTGCGAACAATGGTGAGAGAATACCTACACGCCTACAAACATCAACTTGAAATAACAGAGCGAGTATTCGACGATCACTGTCAGACTATGCGCGATTGGAAGGAGCACCTCAATTTCTCTGCTCAAAAAACCGATGAGTGGCATATACTGCATACGCTATGCGACGTGCTAGAACGCAACGGAACAAAGTTCGAACCCGATAGCGTACTCAATGACTGGTGGCGCGCTAACAAGGGGATCCCGAACGATGAAGATCAAAGAAGGTGACGTAGCCTGGATCGGACTGCTCGCCTACGTAGTCGCATACGACGTGTACGCCATGGCGACCGGCCACGAAACTCTGACCAGTTCGTACTATCGGGCTCTCTCCGACCCCAGACGAAGATGGGTCACCATAACGGCATGGGGGTACCTCACCGGCCACCTATACGGAGTCATTCCTAAAAGGTTCGATCTCATGGCCCGAGTGGGGACAGTAGCGTCAAGGCTGCGTCGTTAGTGCCGGTCCTGGTAGCAGTAGTTATGACCCAATTATGACTCTCGAAGGTTTTTTCAGGGTCTAAGTTATCGTACTCTTCCACTATGGGACCCCCTGCGTAGCTAGGAATAACCTCGCGATAGGACTTGTTTACCCACGGGTTATGTTCCGATAAGATCGATTTAACCCTATACCACTGCAAACTAGGTATAGTCAACACAGCAAAGACGTGAAGACATGCCTGGCAGTGATGTTTCAGCTGACTATTCAAGTAGATGAAGTACTCCGGATGATCGCAATTAGGGCAAGGGACTGATCTTATTGCCTGAGGGTAAACAGGACCAGGAACCACTCTGGCTGGGATCGGACTTACGTTGCCTTCTCTTCCCCAGTAAGACGCGGTCGACCAGAGAAACAGGCCATCATGACCAGAGGATTCACGTGCCAGAAGGATTCCATCAGGAAAGGCGATGATTTGCATGACTCTAGTATAGGCCCAATTCTGTCATCGTATCGTCACTGTATCACAACTATCGACGTATGTTCATACATTCCCTCATATTTCATAAAACTGCACAACTGTTGCCAATGATGTAACATCTCATTATGGAAACACTTAAAAGATGGTTGGTACTGCGCAACGGCAAAGACCTGCGAGTCGTAAAGAAAAACCCATCCCGAGACATACTCCCTAACGAGATCGCGTTCGAGATCAACCTGTCCGTACCTATGCCACCGAAGATAGCTGGAGTCATCAACATAGAACTTCCTGAACCCCCACCAGTTGACGCGGCATCTATAACTGTGGAAGAATGGATCACATACAGCCACGCTCAAGAACGAGCTGACGCAGTAAGGGAGAAACTTGGTGAATAAGACACCAGCCATGACGGTCCACCTCGACAACCTTCATCTGATGGGCAAAGGTGAAGACCACTGGAACAAACCCAACGGCACCCATTCCTACCGTGGGATGGGTCAATCCGGCCGGAGGAAGATACATTGGTCCCGTTGCGACGTATGTGATAAACGTCGCGGCCATCGCCAGCACGGTCAGCCGTTTAGGACCTGCTCCTATTGTGGCTCGATCCACCTTGATGATCTGTTAGACCTGCACGGCAAGGAGATTTGGTACGGCAAGGAGTCGTCGTTTAGCCCCATCGAATGGGCTGATCAGAAATACGGCTGGCCGCACAAGCTCTACATGGACGCCGGGCCTGGCCTGCACATCAAGTTCTACTCGATCCACCTTCAAGATCACCCCAAACAGATCTATGCATTCAACAAGCACTTCGGCTATCTAGGCGTTACGTTCTACATAGGTGAAAGTGACAAATTGGCATTCCATCAACGAAAGGTGTCGACATGAGCGACGAAGTCAAATGGGTCCCTAGCGATGAGGTCAACTACATGGACCTAGCCGAATTTCGGGATTTCGGATTCCTACAAGAGGCCAACCGACTGTTCTTCCATCCTCTAGGCCTCGCACTTGACGTCTACATAACTGATGGCATAACCACTCTTGGTGGAGTGCAAGACTATCGAGACGACCCAGAAGGTTTCGTGTTCACTGACTTGACCAGCGAAGAGTCTCTTGCGAAAGCTACGACCGTGGCCAAGGAAGCGGCCCGTCACATCAAAGTGCGGGAAGACCTGTTTGGTAACGTCATCCAGCCGCTCGGGACCACTGTTGCGGCAGATGACATTGAAGGACCTTGTCTCGACGGGGGTGAAATGCTATGAAAGCACACACAGAGACCGAACTTGAACTTGAAACACATGATGGCTTCTCACTTGTAGTGAGCGTCAACCAGGAAGGTGTGGTATGGGAGTGGTGGACCCCAGCAGGAAAGACCGAACTCGCGTCTTGGATCGTAACTCACGAAGAGATGAGGAGCACGGCTAGTTCTTCTCTGCCGAATAACGTACACCCTGCACGCTCTCGACTCGATACTGTACAGAAAGGCACGACTGATGAGTCTAATCGTAAGCTCTAAACTGCGCAACAAGTTCTACGGACATGGAGTCGACCACTTCAACGCGGCCAAAGGCCCCATCGAATACTGCGAGTACTGTGATCACCTGAACGATCCGCTTGACTCATTGAGTACGCAGCGACGTCACCGAACTGGGCGATGCTCTAACTGAGCAGGAACTTGTCTGCAGGCGCACTACAGGCTGGGAAGAACTCTCCATCAGCCACGGTGCCGTACAGGACCCAGTTGCCACCTACGTGTTTGTACACGTCACCGATCGTTTCATGTCGGCCGTAGTGCTTGCGTTTCAGACGCATGATTACAGACCAGCCATCCCAGTGTAGATGGAATTGCTTGTTGGGTGACGGCCAGTCACTAGTCACCACAGATAGCCACACTTCGTTTGTTGGGATGACGTAATCAGTCATCTTTCAATTCCAACCAACAAGTACAAGTAGAAACGTACTGTCGTCGCTGAAAGGGGTTCTGACTACATTCACGATCGTGCATCTCGTACATGCGCTGACGATCTTCGATGACATCAATCTTACGACGCTGCATTAGGTCCAGAATCTGGTCTGTGATTCCGTATGCGGTTAGCAAGAAGAGGATGAATAGATCCATTAGATCTCACGCAGCCAATCTTCGAAACTCGGGTTGCACAGGCAAGCCGGGGAGCGACTGTCGCGGATCTGAGTGATAGCCTCGTCTGCGGTCATTCCGTCGATCATCAGAGAACGTGCTGCGATCAGACTGGACCGGTTAAGGCCTGCCTGACAGTGCACTAAGACGGTACCTGTTTTGCGACGGTTAGAGACCCACTGAGCGATCTCTTCAACCTGATCGAAGCCTTGGGACCTAGAGTCGTACATTCGTACAGTCATGCTAGTCTTCAAATCGTGCTTCACCTCGTACTGTTCCCACGGATACAGACTGACAAGATGTTGAACGAACTTCGGCAGAATCAGTCCCCGTTCACATCCACCTTGCCACAGACGGGTCGCGATCTCTGAGATGAAAGAGACGTCGAAAGGAGTATTGCCGTGAATGGCGACCCCTTGCATCCTCTTCTCGATGGGATCAAACGCGATGTTGATCCTTGTGGGGTCTTGTGTATTTTCTGTCATAGGTATTGATGCTACACGAAAGGAAGCTCTGGGTCAAGCGCCGAATCGGGCTCAACCCCTTCACGAATCGCCAGTTCATATATCACCCGTAGCACGTGATTCAGATAGTCAAGAGACGGATCCTTACGAATCTCCTGGCCGGGGACATACAAGGCCCAAACCAGATCGCGGTCCACTTTCGGAACCATGTACCAATGCTCTCTGCACATGAACATCTTCGGAGGGACGGGAACAGTGCAAGCTTCGGCGTGACACGTGTGCGTCATATGTAAACTCCGTGGTGCGAGGGTTCACCTTCGTAATCAACCTTGCTGTCCTTGTCCCTCGTTATGGGTTTGTCTCCAGTGACCGCCTTTACGGGCAGGTCGCAGGGCTCATCATGAAAGTGCTTCCTGTAGAAACCGAACGTGTAGAGAACGCTCATCGCCTGAACTCTGTGAGCTTGTCAGCATGGACGCGACGCCTTACAAGGGCGTCATGATCGTCGACGCCTAGCAACGTTACGGTCTCGCCCTCGATCGAATGCGCGGTGCCGGTGAACTTGGTGTCGACGTGGCGATATTCCCGACCGAGGACGATGTCGAAATCTTCTGGAAAAACAGCGATCACAACTTCGTCGTTGATTGCGGGGGAGATACCAGAATGGATCACCTTGTAGTTGAATTGATGTTGATCGAAGTACCTATTCTCCTCGATCAGATCTTTAGCATAGACTTCGACAAAGTCTTTGGCATCGAACCTGCTGTCCGAATCCACAAGGAATCGGGCTCGTCCTTCATATGAAACCGTTACTTCAAACATGTAGCACCTCCGTGCTGTTGGTTGTGAATCTCACGTTAACAGATCTGCTAACAGAAGGTCAAGTTTTTTGGATATAGATCGAACCGTCCCACGGCTGGTATACGTCCCAACGAGGATCATCTCCCGTGCATCGGATTGGGGGACGTTGAGCTACGACAACCCCGTATTTCAGCATGCCATCTATTTCCGGTTCAGGAAGAGGTTTGAGTCTGCGATTAATGTCTTCCAATGAAAAATTGTCGCCCCCATGAATGGCGATTTCATCATTGTCGAACATCGAGTATTCATCACGAGTTAACAAGTCAATGATCCTGTAATGGAATTGATCGTTCCCGGTCTCAGCTCTCTTCAGTCTCCATATCATAATTCTGATGTATTCGCGAGCAGAATCCAATGTCGTGCATATACGAGGTTGGACGCTTCCGGTGCTGATCGTGAAGTTTGCGACGAATCCCGACTTGCCTTTCATGTCGTCGCGTACAGAATCACCAACGACGTAATGTGCAGGGTCACTAACGCAGTATGTCATTGCGCTTCCGTTGATCTTCTTAGCTGGATCTTCCATTAGTAAACCAGCTTTGGACTTTGGACTGCGACAACTCCGTACTTAAGCATGCCGCTGAGCCCCGGATCGGGAAGAGATCTGGTTTCGAAGTACTTATGTTCCAAAGAATGGAAATCATCAGGGCCATTAAGATAGGTGATCGTCCAGCCGTCCGGATTGAACGGATACTCGTCTAGAGTCAACGGATCAATAATCCTATGCTCGTACCTTTCATTTTGGTGAACCCTTTGTCGACTCCACGTACGGATTACTAGATATTCGCGAGCTGATTCCAGGGTTGTGCATTCACGAGATTCCGTAGTGGCCCAATGATCGTCTTCCCAATGATCTTTGAAAACAACTAGAGTAGCGATGAATCCCGCTTTGCCTCTGATGCTGTCCAGTGGATCAGACATCAGAAGCATGGATTACAGGACGCTTAGCTACAATCACTCCATATTTCAACATGCCGTCTATTTCTAGTTCAGGGAGGGGTTTGTCTTTGTAGTTGACGAATCTCTCTGGGTACGTGAGGTTCCTGGGTGTGTAACTCCAATCAAGATCCAGTGAATGTTGATCACAAGTTAATTTGTCGGTAATTATGTATCGGGCTTCACTTATGCCCATCCTCTGCAATCTCCATTGTTGAATCCTGACGTATTCGCGTGCAGACTCCAGGGTTGTGCATTCGCGGACTGCATTGTCCAATTCGTCGCTGTAGAATCTCACGTAAAACCCCGCCTTTCCCGCCATTTCGAAGCGAACGGTTTCATCGATATGGTAGAAGTCATTTCGTGCGTAACCCTCACCCTCACCATGCTGTGCTGGCCCTGTATCAACCACTCGTAGGCATGTGCTGCCACTCACTTCGCATGTGGTGCCATCACCCTTCCCGAATCAGAATCCCAGCTCGGTGTTATGGGCTCGGCCATGTCCTGTACTTGTGCACATGTATCCGTCCCACGTGTGCCACAAGATGAGACCATCAGAGAATACCTCTACGGTTAGACCCTCGCCGTTATCTAGATCAATCTCTATTGTTTGTTCTGGTTTGGTGTCAGTCATAGTGCCTCTTACTCTAGTCTTCTCACCTCCATCAAGCACGCTCTGCCACATGCTCATCGTAAATGATCTTCTCCCAAGGACCGTAAGAAGCCCTGCTTAGCACCTTACGCCTGTATGGAGGTCGATCAGCGTGATCGCCGTACTCGGGACGCAGATAAACGCAATACGACGGGGGTGATTTTCCCCACCCAGATTGCCATTCGCCTACCGGACAAACAGAAGCAAGTTTGATCTCAAGGCTCTCTATCTCCTCAAGGGCGTCTCTCAGATCGGTAGCCAACACAGGGAACGTCGCGGTCGACCTTGTGATCCAGAGTTCAAGTCGCTCAGTTAGGTCGCTCATCGTTTTTGATCCTTGTGTGTTGTAGGTCGGTCACCGCGCCAGTCCCACCGAATATCATGCCGATGACGTGGGTCTGAGTCGGTGCGTCGTTGTTTGCGCCACCAGCGTTTACGGTCTTTCGCTGAGTCAAGCACTTCAGTGGCCGTGTCTTTCCTGAACTACCTTCTCCCAGGACAGTTCGAACCTTACTGAATCCTCGATCTTCTTGGCTCTACGGATAGCGCTTCGTCGGGTGAAACAGATCCCATCCTCTAATTTCGACGGGTTAAGGCTGGTATCTACTACGAAGCCTCCCGCTGTGACCCGCCAGTGCCAACTATGTCTGTTTCGGCCTCGCGCTACTTCAATCATCGGGGATTGACAGGCTGTGGCGGGTCTCCCGATGGAGACGTCGGGGTTTCTGGGACGGGCGAAGGTCTCCCGCCGAAGTAGGTGGAAGCTGTTGCAGCCTTCTGAGATCGCGACAACCACAACTCGTCGCCTTCCTCGGGGTTGGGATAGAGGTACCAGCCGTCCGCTGAAGGATCGAACATCACAGGCAACACCGTCCGATCTCCTGGTGGCTCTTCGATATCAAGACCAGGGATATCACCATCTTCGATCGCGATTGCAAGCTGAATTGAGATCATAGAAAGTTCCAATAGATCAAGATCAGGAAGCATCTCTTCCAAGACCTTAACCAGTGCTTTGTGCGTTTCCAGATTGAGATTCATGGTGACTGTTGTAGCGACGACGGCGATGACGTGGTTACTGGCGTACGGTAATCTCGACCCAGATATTCCGGATTAGTACCCTCGAAGGTCGCTCGGGCACATTCCAGACCGTTGTACATGCCAACCATGTAGTCACTGTCGCAGCATTGTCTCTGGATGGCTATCAGTTCCTTGAGACCGTAAATGTATCTACCTTTTTCGAGCAGGAAGCGCAATTTCGCTACGCCTAGAGATTCGGCTGGTTCTGTTGTCATACGGACATCGTAGCAGGCTCGTAGCCACAAATCAAGAACTACCACCAGTCCTTCAGATGGTACCGGTCTGCCAACACAGGAATAGTGTCGGTCGGGAACCAGTCGATCGTTTTGCGATTGAACGGCATCGTCCACTTTTCGTGACCTTTGTCGCCGCCCCATTTCTTTCGATAATAGGCAAGCAACGGATCTGCTGGGACATCTACGACTATGTGCTGAGCGGTACCCCATGACATGGCGTTGACCCATGGACGCGCGAAGTACTGCTCTAGCCCAGAGACCGGATCGGCCCATGCAAGTCCGGGTTCAATGTCGGGGACAACCCCGCAGACCTTCATCCGGTAACCGAAGTCAATAGCTTCGAAATAGGCTGGGTAGAAGTTCTCATCAAACAAGCCAACCGTTTCGAACACGCTGCGGTGAAAGGCTATGAGATGCCAGGAATGACCCAAAGCCTCAATCACGTGCCTGCCCCAAAATTCTTCCATCTGAGACTTCCAGGTGCAATGCAGCAAAGGACCGAATTCTACAGAAGCCGACAGGACCACCAGATAGTCGAGGCCACGTTCCAGGACTTCTCTCGCCCCAACGTTCCAAGCCCTCGCCACACCCAGATTATGACCATTCGGATCGCGGTATGTCTTCACCGGGAATCCATGATCCCAGCCGTCTTTGGTGTTGTCCACGATCAGCAGCTCGTCGGCACTCAAACCGCTTGACATTTCGGGATTCAGGACGCTAGAAACACAGCGTGCACCGGTATCAGGCCGGATCACAGGGAGCACAGTCAGCAGGCCGTTATTTTCAATGATCTCATCCATGGATTTGATCCTACCAGACCCATTAGTTGTTTGGCCGCTACTTGGCCCCCAGTTGGTCAGGATCGACGGAACCAAGTCCCCCACGTCGGGGTGGCGCACCAAATAAACGGCTCTCTAAGGCCCCCTATGGGGCGTCTCAGGGCACATTTACCCCATTCTTGCGCATGTGTTCTAGATTATTTTACCAACTGCGGCGTACGAGAGGTCCAGATCGGAAGAGCGTCGTGTAGGGAAAGAGTGTAGATCTCGGTGGTCGCCGTATCATTAAAAAAAAAA